CCCAAGACCGACCGGCCGGTCCAAGATCTGAGAACCGGATACCCCTCCCCGTCTTCGAGGCGATGGCCCGGTGGTACTTCGGGGGGTCCGCTACCCCTGAACCCCCACTGAATCGCGGGGCGGATCAAGTGGTCACTCTGACTGATTCTTGGCTAGGGATCCTCTGCCTGGCCTACTACGGGAACGGTTCACGCCACCCGTCCGTCGGAATCAGTGGGGGAATCCCCGCGAACGATGTCCCCCCACGCGAAACCGTGGTCCAATACGCCCAGATCCGCGAACGGGTCAAGATGATCCCTGGCGGATACGCAGCCAAGAAGGCACAGAAGAATGGCAACCGACCCGATCAAGCTGACCAAGGATCCGATGGCGCTGGCCCGGATCATCGACGAGCACGTGGAGAGGGAATGGAGCAGCCTGGCGTACCGCAGGGCGACGTGGCTGGTGGCCCTGTACTACCTGATGGGGGCCCGTCAGTTTGACGTTTTCGACCCCGACAGCGGGGCCGTCCGGTACTCCTACCTGAACGAGGAGGACCGGATGGAGTTCCAGAGCTCGGAACTCCTGTCGGCGGTGGACAAGATCTCTGGCCGGCTGTCCAGCCTGGACTTCAGGCCGATGGTCACCCGCATCGGGTCGTCCCTCAGCTCGATCCGGCAGCGGTCGATCGCCCAGATCATGCTCGACCAGGTGGTCTCGGAGCACCAGCTCTCCCGCGTGGTGCCCCAGTTCAACCACATCTTCGCCCTCCTGGGGTCGTGCGGCATCGCCGGGCACATCGTCAACCACCCCACGGTGGGCATGACGGCCGACCTGGAGGTCGTCCACCCCATCGAGCTGTTCCCGTTCCCGAGCCTCACGCAGGATTACACCAAGCAGCGGGGTCTCCTCCGTCAGCGGATGGTGTCCCTTGAGTACCTGAAGGACGTGTTCGGACCCAAGGTGGCCCGCAACAAGGAGCGGCTGGAGTTCTACACGATCAAGCCGGGCGAGACCTACGAGCAGCGGACCTCGAACGAGTACACCCTGGGCAGCCAGATCACCTACTCGGACAACCGTCTGGGTGGGTACGACGCCTCGAAGGAGACCCTTGAGGTCGTCCGCGTGCGGGAGCTGTGGCTCAAGGGGCCCCGTGACACCGTCAGCCGGTACGTCGTGACGAGCGGCGAGTACGTGATCCACGACGAGGACCTGGAGGGGCGGGAGGTCTACTGCCCGATCGGGTTCGCGAGGTTCATGGAGAACGGCACCTTCCACGGCGCCGGCGTCTTCGACCTCCTGTTCCCCCTCTGTCGGGAGGCCGAGCAGCTCCAGAAGACCCTGTTCAACAACATCCGGGACATCGACCGGTACGGCGTGCTGGTGCTGCCGCACGGATCGTTCAACGCGAACACCATGCTGCGGGATGTGGGCCAGGGACTCCGGGTGTTCCCGTGGGAACCGGACCCGATCAGCGAGGGGTTCAAGCCGTTCAACATCACCCCCTTCACCTCGGGCGACGTTCCGGGCAAGGTGAGTGCGTTCGCCATCCAGCAGATCGACCGGCTCAACCCGATCCGGGACCTGATTGCGGAGAAGGGCCGCGTGGACTCGGCGACCGGGCTCCAGTTCCTGGACGAGCAGGTCAACCGGGCGATGAACACCCCGACCGCCGGCGTGCAGCAGGCGTGGGGAGACTGCTACCGGAGCGTCCTGGCGAGCACCGTCCGGGAGGTGGTGTTCAGCCCCAAGACGTTCACGGTGGACCAGCTCACCCTGGACCTGGCCGGCGTCGTGGTGGACCCCGAGACGATGCAGGTCTCGTTCGAGCAGAACCCCCTGCCGTCCCTGTCACAGCTGTCGTTCAAGATCAAGGACATCAACCCCCGGTCGAAGGTGGCCCGCAAGCAGGAAGCCCTCCAGCTCCAGCAGCAGTTCCAGATCGACCCGGACACCTTCATGCTGTTCGCCCTGAAGGAGGGTCTCGACTTCGCGATGTGGACCGACGAGCACCAGTCGGCCTACGAGTCGGTGGTGCGGAACTGCCTGCTCCTCTACGGTGACGGAAAGACTCCCGGACAGGTGATCCTGACGCCGCAGACCACCAAGCCCGAGATGCAGATCCGGGTGCTCAATGCCTTCATGGCCGGGCCCACCATGGCGGTCGCGGGGGCGGAAGTGCAGAACGCCTTCATCGAGTACCACAAGACCCTGATGGGCTTCATGGGCTTGGTACTTCCGAACGCCCTTCCCAATCCTGACGATGTGGCTATGCTGGGGCGACTGGACCAGCAGATGGCCCAGATGCAGGGTCTCCAGCAGGGAGCCCCGGGCCCGCAGATGCCGATGGCTCCCATGCAAGGAATGTAAATGGACCTCGACCCGCAGACCAAGATCACGCTTGAGGACGGCACCGAGATCTCGGTGGCCGAACTCATCCAGAGCCACAAGGATCTCAAGGACGCCATCGAGATCAACGACACGCTCCAGAAGGACCTTGAGGAGGTCGGCACCCTGTTCCAGGCGGACGTTCCGCAGGACCGCAAGGAGACCGCCGTCCGCAACGTGCTCATCAACCTCGGCTACGAGGACGAGCAGATCGACCAGTACATCCAGGCCACCCGGTCCCGGATCCAGGAATCGCAACCCGCCGACGAAGGCGACACCGAAGAAGAGATCGAGGAAATCGAGATCCCCGACGAGGCTCTCCAGGACACGGAGATCAGTGGGGGTGACGAAGAGGACACCATGGCTGACGACAAGGCGGAAGAACTGCGGGCCCAGCTTGAGGCCCAGCGTGCCGAACTCCACAAGATGCGAGTCCGTGAGCTGAGGGAGAACCTCAACTCCAACCTGGATCGCGTCTTGAAAACGAACCCCGAACTCCAGAAGCTACTGGAGACCTCCCGTTCGCTCCGCGGCGACGAGGGCGTGAAGCAGGCCGAACAGGCCCTGCGCTCCCAGCTTGAGCGTCAGGCCCTGGAACGGATGCAGACCCGGCGGGCCGCGGCAGGCACCTTCGAGGATGCCTGGATGGCGGAAGAGGTTGACAAGGCGACTGAGCCCATCCTGGGCACCTTCCGGTCGGTAATCGGCGACATCGACAAGCTGGGTCGGTCGTCGGAAACGGTCACTGGACTCGACGCGCAGGAGATTCTGCGCTCCAAGCCGGCCCCTGATCCTGAGTACAAGCCCGGAGCCACCATCAGCGACATCGAGTCGCAGGTCAAGAGCTTCGCGAGCGACACGATCAAGCGGGCTCTGGCCTCGTCTCCGACCGAATCCGCAATCTGACCTGAAGGAAACCAACCATGCCTTTCGCAACAACCGGCTCGATCTTCGACCGGCAGTCCAACCGTATCCAGGAAGTCCTCAACAAGTCCCTCCGGGTGTTCCTCGCCGGCCTCGACCCGGTCTGGCGTGAGAACGTCGTCACCAGCCAGGGCGTCGGCAACTCCGGCGACCTCGGCCGCGACCTCAAGATCACCAAGCTCTTCATGGGCAGCCTCACCGGCGTGATCGAGGCCGGCCAGGGCTTCGGTGACAAGGATCTCTACGGCGATCTCACCACCGAGTACGGCCCCCTGATGCACACCCAGGCGGCCAACCAGGCGTACCCGAGCCCGCTTGAGGGGCCGAACGCCACGGCGTACCGGCTGGCGATCCCGATGCGTTCGCTCGTCACCAACCTGATGATCACCCTCGGCGAGAAGCAGGCGGACGCTACGCCGGCCCTCATCGACCAGGTCATCGCCCCGAAGCTGACGGCGTTCGCCCGCAACATGGCGCACACGCTGTGCAACTACTGGTACCTGTCGCAGAACGACTCGTACAAGCTCTGCACCATCACCAACATCACCAGTGCGACCCAGATCGGCGCTTCCGGCAAGTACCGGTTCAGCTTCGAGCCCGGCAACTTCGCTTGCCACCGCTTCAGTCGCGGCATGCGCATCGACTTCCTCTGGAACTCAAGTGCTGCCTCGGGTGCGGTCACGGGCATGCGGCTCAACGACACGGCCGACCAGCTCGTCAGCACGACCCTGACCCTCAGCGAGTCGAAGCGTTCGACCCGCATCCAGCTCCTGGTGGAAAACGTGGATCCGCTCACGAACACCGTGACCGTCATCCTCGAAGGTGATCCGACTTCGGTGCTCCGCAACGACTCGACCACCGCCGGCACCATCTCGGCCACGACCGAGCTCAACAACAACTGCGATGTGGTGTACGCCAACAGCCACCTGGTCAACGATGCGGGCGGCACCGCCTACACCGGCATCGCGGGCATCAACAGCTGGCTCAAGAACGGCTACGAGACCAGCAACCTGAAGCGTCTCCTCGGCAACGAGGCGGACTCCACGGACTACATCGACGTGTCTGAGCGTCCGGAGTTCAAGAGCTTCAAGTACGCGGTCAACGGCGTGCTCACCGAGTACAACCTGAAGCGGTACCTCCAGCGGGTCCATTCGGCGTTCGAGCCGCTCGGCCACACCATCGACACGCTCATCGCGTCCGAGGGCGTCTGGTCGGCGTACGAGTCGCAGAAGATCGGCCAGTACCGGATCGACCGGACCAACCGGGCCGCGTCGATCACGAACGAGGGCCAGGCCGAGGGCTTCAGCTTCACGTTCGAGGGCAAGACCTACAAGGGCAGCACCTCGCGGTTCGTCGAGGCGGGCACCATGTACGGCATCAAGCTCGGCGGGAAGAACTGGAAGAAGTACGTTCCCCCGTCGCCCAAGGGCATGTCCAAGATGTCCGAGGCCGACGCCTACGTGCCCTTCGAGTTCGTCGCCGGGGCCATCACCGGGACCTCCACCAACCAGCTCCCGGTCTACCAGACCGCGTCTGGCGGCGGGGCCAACCTCGTGACCCAGGCCAGCCAGATGCCGGGCCGCATCCGGATGCAGCTCGTCCCCGACCAGGTCAACGGCATGAAGCTCACGGGCATCACCGAGGATCGGGTCTACATGGCTTCGGGCAACATCGCCTGATAGCCGACTGACGGACAGGTACAATGGGGCCACCCTGTCAAAGGGGTGGCCCCTATACCTATGCCATCAGACGACGAAATCTCCATGGCTCTCCTGTTCGGTTCAGAGTTTGACCCGGCCAGGTTCGAGCTTGTACCCGACGGTCCTTGGATCCAGGCCCTCCGCAACAAGACGGGGCAGAAGGACCTCTTCATCTACCACCACAAGAGGACGAAGAAGTTCGGTCTCGCCCAGTGGTCCATCAAGCCCAAGGTGTTCGGGCAAGGGATCGCAGTGGCCACCGAGATCTGCCTCTTCTCAGCCCCTCCGGACCAGAATCCGGACGATCTCCCGGAGTTCGAGTGGCTGCTGTGGCGATGCCAGCCGGGCCACAAGGTCTTCGAGGACGACCGTAGGAAGCGGATGGAAGCCCTGAGCGCCAGGCATTCCGCCCTGGTGGACCGCAAGACCATGCTGGACGACATGGAGAAGGTGCTCAGGAAGCGGGGTCTGGATGACGCGGCCGAGAAGCTGAGTCTAGAAGACGTGCCGGACGACGGCCCGGAACTGGACGAGATGCGTGAGCTGCTTCGCTGGGCCATGGCAGAGAAGGTGACCTCAACGGGCTAAACATGCACTCATCCGGTTCAATCATCAAGACGTACTGCGAGAAGGTCCGGCATTACCTCGATGACCCGGACATCGACGCGAAGTACGACGACAACTACCTGGTCCGGTTCTTCCTGTCGAGCGCGATGTCCGACGTGATCGGCCGCGTGTCGATGATGGCGGACAACCAGATCATCTGCATGTTGACCATCTCGGTGGTCAACGGCACCACGTACTACAAGCTGCCGCCGTCGGTGAAGCAGGTCCTCCGCATCGGCGTGCAGGACCCGAACACCGGCTGGTTCACCGAGGACTTCCGGCCCCGCAACGAGTTCCACCTGGCCGGCCCCGGCTGGGCCCTGGAGGGCAACCTCCTCGCGTTCCGGCCCACTCCCTCCGAGTCCAAGAACTATCTGGTGATGTACGTCCCCAGCGGGGACATCGCCGCCCACCACGGCACCCTGGGGACGATCAACGCGAACGGCACCTTTACACTGGGCACCCCGAACATCGGGTCGCTCGACAAGCGGGACAACGCCTACGCCGGGTCCTACATCCGGATCCTCGGTGCGAACATCACCGACGAGCTGATCATCACGAGCCACGACCCGATCACCGGGATCATGACGCTCCGGAATCCTCCGGCCAACGCCGCCGGCACGTACACCTACGAGGTGATCCCGTTCCTCATGGAGCCCATGACGGACGCGATCGCCATCTCCGCCGCCATGCGTGCGGGCGTGGGCCGCAAGATCAACCAGGTCACGATGCAGAACCTGGCGCTTGCGTACAAGCAGGCGATCAAGACCTCCCACGACACGATCGGGAACATGAACTCCCGCATCGGCAAGCGGTTCACCGCGACCGTCGAACCAGTGGGGGGCTACACGATCGGGACCTCGGGTTCTGCCGCTACCACGGGCACGTGCGCCCCGTGCGGGGCCGCTGGCGGGGATCTCGGTGGCACCTACCCCAACCCCACGGTGGACGGCCTCCAGGGCCGCTCGGTGGCGTCCACGGCCCCCACGAACGGGCAGGCCCTGGTCTGGAACTCCACCACTTCGACGTGGGAGCCCGGCACGGTTTCCGGCGGCCCCGGCGGTTCCGGCACGGTCACCTCGATCACCCCGGCCGCGGACAGCGGCACCGGAACGGCGATCACCACGAGCGGCACCATCACGGTGGCCGGCACCGCGAACGAGGTTGAAACGTCGGTGAGCGGCACCACCGTCACGGTGGGGTTGCCGTCGGCGATTACGGTCACCGAAGTCAACGTGGACCTGCTGGACCTGAACACCGGTGTGGTGTCCCCCACTGATGCGGTGGGCCGGCAGTATTGGGACTCGACCTACAACACGGTGTCCCTCGGGCTCACTTCCAACGTGAACCTCAAGCAGGGGCAGGCCCTGTACAAGAGGGCGAGGAACGACGAGGCCTTCCAGATCAACAAGGGCCAGGTGGTCTACGTCAGCGGCTCGCACGCCGCGACCGAGGCCAAGGTGAAGCTGGCTGATGCGGACCTTGAGTCCACCAGTGCCAACACGATCGGCGTCGCGGCCGAGGACATCCCGTCCAACACCACCGGCCTGATCCAGGTCTTCGGCTACCTCACCGGTCTGACCACGAACACGGCTGCCTATCCGGCCGTGGATGGCGATCCGTTCTACCTGTCCACCACCGCGGGTGCGACCACCCCCACCTTGCCGGCGGCACCCAAGCATGGTGTCCGCGTAGGGTTCCTCGTGAAGCGAGCGGGTTCTCCGGATGGGTCGATCTTCATCGACATCCAGAACTACCAGGAGCTGGAGGAGCTCAGCGACGTTCTGATCAGCGGAAAGGCCGAGAAGGACCTGCTGTCGTGGGACAACACGGCGGGAGTCTGGAAGAACCGCACCATCGCCAACGCGGGCGTGGCGGCTGCCTCGCACACCCACTCCCTTTCTGACCTCACCCAGAGCGGTGCCGCCCTGAATGAGGTGATCAAGTGGAACGGAATCGCTTGGGCCCCGGCAACTGATAACACCGGCGGAGGCGGTGGATCCGTGGCCACCGACACGATCTGGAACGCAGCAGGAGATCTTGCGGTAGGTACCGGACCTGATACCGCAGGGATCCTCTCGATCGGGACGGCTTACCAGATCCTTCGCGTGAACAATGCGGGGGCCGGTCTTGAGTGGGTGGACAGGAGCAGGGCGGGTACGGACACCATCGAGGTTTGGACCCCCCTGGACAACCAGCCCCCAGCGTCCAACTTCGCCACGCTCGACACCCGCAACAGCATCGCGGTGCTGGACTTCGATGACGGGGCGACCAATGAGGCCGCCATCTTCGTCGGCGTGATGCCGCACGGTTTCACGGTGCCGGCATCCGGGGACGTGGTTGTGGTGAGGGTGCATTGGGTTCCCTCCGGTTTTCCCGCGTCTACAGAGTATGTTCGGTGGGGGGCGACCTTTCAGAAGATCATCGCCACCAACATCGGCAGCGACAGCTTCGACAGCGAGGGCTCCCAGGAAACCAGGACTGCGGCCAGCCTCTCAACTGGAATCGCGTCGGTCACCGAGATCACCTTCCCGTACAACAAGATCGACCTGTTGACGGCCGGGGATGCGTTCCGTCTCAAGGTGTACCGGGACTCCAGCGATGTCAGCGGTACCGGGGACACCCTCACCGGGGACGCAGAACTCTTTGCCGTCGAACTCCGCTTCCTGCCTCCGCCAACAGGTGCCTAATGGCTTGGGACTTCGACGGAACCAACGACTACATGGAGGCTGCGTCGGCGGTGCTGACGGCTGGACCTCTGACGTTGGCCGCTTGGATCAACGTCGATACGACCGGAGCGGCCCAGAGAATCCTGTCCATCTCTTCAGCTACAGGTGGAGATCGCTGGAGCCTGCTCGTCGGCGCGACGAACGTAATCACGATTCAGGTCGGAGGATCTGGTTCGTTCGCGAGCCTCAACACCACGAACACCGTGACGGCAGGCACTTGGCATCATGTCGCCGGATCGTGGAACACGACAGCAGGACAGCCACAACAGGTTTGGATCGACGGCGTAAAGTCCGGACCGACGAGCTCGAACAGAACTCCGGTCGCCGGGCAACTGGAGAAGACTTTGCTCGGCTCGACGTACGTCTCGTCCACACTTCAGCAATACTTGAACGGACGCATCGCAGAAGCCGGGATCTGGAGCGTCGTCCTGAACGATGCCGAGGTCACGTCGCTTTACCGCGGCTTCAAGCCATCAGCGGTCCGACCGGACAAGCTGGCGCTCTACATGCCGCTCGTCCGCGAGGTTCAAGACGTTCGAGCCGGACTGTCATTCACGAACAACGCGACCGCTGCGGCGGCGCACGTCAAGAGGATCGGCTGATGAGCGAGCATGCAAAGGTGGTCAATGGTCAGGTCGTCGAGGTAGTCGATCTCGATCCGGCCTGGTACCAGTCCCTTGTCACCAACGGAAACCCGAAGGCGGCTTCGTACCGCCCGGTGTTCACCGATCCGGTGCCTCCGTACAACCAGGCGACGCAGGCCGTGGACGAGAAGTTCACGGTGGCATCCGACCGGGTGACTCGTGGGTGGACGGTGCGGGCCAAGACTCCGGACGAGCTCCGGAAGACCTGGACCTCGTTCGAGTTCCTGAACCGGTTCACGCCTACGGAACGTGCGGCGATTCGCACTGGGGCGATGAGCGATCCGGTGCTGGCCGACTTCCTGATGATGTCGCAGGCCGCCCAGGAAGTGGTCAGCGATGACCCCGTGACCGGGGCCGGCATGGACTACCTCGTGAGCGTGGGAATCCTGACGGCAGCCCGGAAGGCCGAGATCCTGTCGTGAGTGCTGATCCCAACCAGCAGGACCTGGCGAACAGGGAGTTCGACAAGGTCACTCCTGGGCTGTCTGACGGGATCAAGGGCTTGAGGTCCAGGGGGTTCCAGCAGGTCACGCTCGTGGCCGGCCTGGAGTTCCCGTCGATGACCGGGTACGTGCAGACGGGGCCGTCCGTCTTCAACAACTACGGGACCAACACCGTGGGTTCCGCGGTTCCACCGTTGGTGAACCCCGGTCTTCCGGGTGGTCCTGGAGGCGGGACCGCAGGACCTGGCGAGGGCGGATCGGGAGACGGCAACGGGGCGGGGCCGGGGGAAGAGGTCCGGTATGCCTGCGTCGATGACCAGTGCGTGCCGGACCCGGATGGTGCATTCCACGATCTTGGGGAGTGCCAGGAGTCCGGGTGCGATTCGGACCGCAACGAAGACGACGTGGACGGGAACAACGGGCAGAACGGCGGCCCCGGCAGCGGCAACACCCAGGGCTCCTTCATGGCCCAGATCACCGGGCACCAGTCATTCTCCCCGAACATCTACCGCTGGAAGTATTCCTGGCAGGAGGTAACCTTGCCAGGATACGGAGCCGGTGACGGGTTCACCGTGAAGGTGAACGGTCGCTACGGCACCTTGACCCAGGACTACGCCTTGAACGTGCGCGAATCCGTGAACGCCATCCCCTCCGGTGCCACCACCGGTTTCGCCGGCCCGGGCTACAAGATCGAGCTCGACGAGGCCTTCAAGCCCATCGCGGTGGGCACGACGATCAGTGGGGGAACCTTCAACGTGGTCGTGCTCATGCACCGTGCCGACAACGGTCGATACGTGTTCGAGTCCGACAACACGATCGACGGGGCCTGCCCGTGACCTCGAAGAAGGAGTGCTGCTGCAACCAGGAGATCTGCGACCCCTGCATCTCGGGGGCCGTGATCGACGAGAACGCCGGTTGCTGCCACGGACCCAACGAGAGCCTGGTCCTGGAGATCGAGCGACCGGGAGCGGTGACGTACTCCAGCAACTGTTGCGCCCTGTCCCCGCCCGAAGGGGCGTACGACTGCGCGCTCTTCTGCTGCCGTACCACCGAGTATGCCGCCCCCACGTTCCGCACCCTGTACACGTACCGGGACCGGTACTTCCTGGTGAACGTGCCGGCCATCTCGCAGTACACGCCGTTCGGCACGAAACGGTGCAGTGCGTGCGACGAGAGCGCCACCGCTACCGACTGCTGCACCCTGCCGTACACCAACTGTGCGTGCGACCCGGACGGCGTGGGCCACAACCTGAGCCCGTGGCAAAAGACCTGGATGGAGGATCACCCATCGCACTGGTGGCTGGTGGACATCCTGTGCCATGCCGGGGGGGCCATCGTGCTGTGCGACGGCTGGCAACCCGATCCGCTGTGTGAGTACAACACCGTCTACCCCGGCACGCTGTACAAGCACCTGATCGCGGTGGTGCATCCCGAGCACTGGTGGACCTTCGACGACTGCCCGTCCGGCCAGAACCCATCTCCCCCACTGACCATCCCGAACACGCCGGACGAGCTGTCCCCGCAGTGCGTGGTGCCCAAGCACTTCATCTTCGCCTGCTCGGGGGTGCCGCTCTTTGACTTCGACCTCGACGACGCGGTCAACACCGCGGTGATCACGGATGCTGAACGGTGCGAGCTGGTGGCAGCTCTTGGCAGCGAAAATGATCCACCGCAGGAGGTCTTGAAGAAGTTGTTTGACGGCGGGTACTTGAAGGCGAAGGACTGGAGAGAGGAGGCCCGCCAGGAGCTCATCGACCTGAAGGCGATGTTCCCCGCCGCCTATTCGGGCTGCACGGTGCCGGCGTGCGAGGACATGCCGTACCTGGGTCCGGTGAGGAAGCGGTACTTCGAGTTCTGTGACGGAACCTGGAAGCGGCTCGATCCGCTCGACGCCCGTGATCTCACCATCCAGCTACCCACGGCGTGCATCGTGGACCCGTGGTCGGGGGTGTATCCGGAACCCGGGGACGAGGACTACGACGACTTCGTCTTCTGGGCCGAGCGGCAATGGGTCTACTTCCACGCCCGCCCGGGCGGCTGGGACTGGGCCTGCTGGGACGGGTACACCGAAGACCAGATCCCGAATGTCCCCCGCCGCGACTCGGACATCTGCGGCGGAGACTGCCTCAACGTCACCGGGTATCCCCGGGACTACGTGACCGAGAATTGCCCTCCCGGCCAGGGTACGGACGAGACCTGCGAGGACTGCACGAACATCGTGATCCGCCCCTGCGGGACTGCACCGATATGCCCGGAGATCGGGTGCTCCCCGCAGGACTACTGCAACGCATTCCCGGAGAACGGGGGCGGGATCAGCACTTGCCAGCCGGTGATGATCGGGGCCAGTTGCGACGGCCTGCACTTCGTGTACGGGCGGGTGGACTTCGAGGATTCAGGGGCCCTGTCCACCTGTGCCTCCGTGGGGTGGAGGCACGTGCCGAGTTGCACGATCCTCAACCATGCGTACCTGTACGGGATCGGGCGTAACTGCGGGGCATGGGACAGCACCTGCCCCCACGAGTGCAACCGGGTCAACAAGATCTCGGTGTCCAACAACGTCCCCAACGTCTACGATTCCCTGGTCTCGTACCGGTCCATCTGTGCCGCCATCAACCAGGGCTGCACCGATGCCACCCCGTGCTGCGGGACCTTCTGCCTCGCGTTCGAGAACGAGTCCGAGACCCTGGACCCCTGCTGCGAGCCGCACATCATCAAGCCGGCTTGCGAGGCCGATCCGCCCACGGATCCCACCCACCCATGTCTCTGAACGGACATCACTACATCAGTGCGTTGACACCGCCGAACGGGATGCTCAGGGCAAGGGTCGAGGACCGGAACGTGCCTGCGAGGCCCCCGGAACCTGAACCGGAAACCAAGTCCTTCTTCCAGAAGGCGGTCTCGTACGCCCGCGCGGAAGTGTCCTTGCTGACCCAGTTCATCAGCGAGGACGATGTCCGGAAGCGGCTTGATGCCTGCCGGTCCTGCCCGAGCCTGGAACCCTCGAAGGAACCGGACCAGGTCGGCTGGTGCAAGGCATGCGGGTGCGGCAAGAAAGCCAGGGCCGAACTGACCGTCAAGACGAGGATGCCGGCAGCCACCTGTCCCAAGGGCAAATGGCCTTGACCGGGGCGTTGTCCGATACTATGGGCAACGAGGTTCCCCGATGGCCGACATGAAGACCGAGTGGGCCTACCCGCTCATCGAGACAACCCTGGATAAGCGACTGTCCCGCCCCGGCGTGCAGAAGGGCCTGGCGGCCGAGCTCACCGGCGTGGACGGTTCCGACGAGGGCGGTCTCCGTCCGTTCCCCGGCTTCAAGCGGGTCTTCACCTTCTCGGATCTTCCCGGCGTAGCCAACCATTCCGCAGCGTCCGAGGTGGTGGATTTCCATCCGATCGACTTCCGGATCGGGGCCGAGCACTACGGGTACGGATTCGTGTACCGGGCCAAGAGGCCTGCGACCCCCACTGTATCGGACGTGTTCCTCGATTACTGGAACTCAGGCACGCAGTCCTGGACCCGGGTGGTCAAGCTGATGGACGCCGTGGATACCGCGGCCCAGTTCGACTGCGAGGTGGCGGGCCGGTTCGTGTACTGCTTCGCCACCGGTCGCAGCCCGTCCCTGTTCTACGTGGACGCCACCAACGAGAAGGTGTACTACCCCGAGGCTGACTCGTACATCGACTCCGCCAACGCGACCACCAACTACGGCGGCCAGCAGAACCTCCGGATCGCCGGCACCTCGCCGAGCACCTACAACAACAAGTCGCTGTTTCGGTTCAACACCACGGCCGAGTCCAACCAGACCGTCGAGGAAGCGACGCTGGAGTTCACCGTCACCGAGAACTTCAACACCGCGGCATCGACCTCGCTCGACATCCTCCTGGTGAACGACCCGTCGGACACCAACACGTACTGGGTCGAGAACGAGGTGACCTGGGACATCCGGGCCACTGCGGTGAACTGGCAGACTGCGGGCGGGACCACCGCCGGCAGCCCCACCGCGGCCAAGACCCTTCCGGCCGCATACAAGGGCCGGGTGGTGACGGACGTGAAGACCCTGGTGCAGGCCTGCCTCACCACCGCCGGACGGCCGCAGGACTTCGGGTTCAAGACCGACTTCCTCGTCCGCGGGATCAGTGGGGGAAACATCGTCCATGTCGCCTCCAAGGAACAGGCGAACACCAGCATCCGTCCGAAGCTGATGGTGAAGTATTCGAGCACGTATTTCTTCACCAACGTGGTGGTGGGATCCACCGTGAGCGGGGACTTGCCCGGTCCCGGGTTGCAGCCGCTGCTGAAGAGCCCCGAGTCGAGCGTCCCCATCGGGGACTTCATCTCGCTTGACGACAACCGTCCGGGTGCGGCCCAGATCGTGATGCGGGAATCGGAGCCGTACGCGAGCACCGACATCTTCCCAAACTCGGTGACGGGTCTGTGCTCGACGGACACCCTGCCGACCCCTCCTACCCCGGGCAGCACGAGTCCTCCGTCCCCCATCTCCCCGTTGGGGACGGCGTGCGATGCGGCACAGACCGAGGTCAACGTCGGGTTGAGGACGGTGTTGATCAACCCGTCCTACAAGCAGACCAACGTGTCGGTGACCCCGGAGCTCGACTGGAGCACCTTCCACACCGCCGGCATGGCCTTGCCGACCGACCTCGTGTGGGATGTGTACTTCGGCAAGCAGGGAGCAGGGGACATCAACGACGACGACGAGCTGCGGGTGGCCACGGCGTTGACGGTCACGAAGTACGAGCCGTCGGCGTTGTTCGCGTCAGGGAAGCTTGAGTACAACACCAAGTATTACTGGCGGATCAGGGGCCGCAGGAGCACCAGCTGCGAATACAAGTTCACGAGCTCTACCAGCTGGTTCGTGACGGAGGACCTGTTCCGGGCCAGGAAGCTGGAGCCCGGCGACTATGCGTTCGGGTACATGCTGGTCGATTCCAGGACCGGGCGGAAGAGCGCGTTCAGCGAGGTGGCCCAGGCACGGGCCGAGGACTTCCGGGTCTCGACGAACAACACCAACGTGCAGCGTGAGCAGTACGTGGGCATCGAGATCGTGTACGACTCGGGCAAGTACGACCTGATGTACGTGTACCGGAGCGTGAAGATCCAGGATGCCGGCGGCACGATGGTGGCCGGGATCCCGTTCCTCGACGCGATCATCTACCTGGAGGACTACCACACCTGCAAGAACGGGACCGGTCGCACCTTCGATCCGGCGGTCACGGACAACCGGCACGCCATGTACTTCTACGAGCTGGAGGACAAGCAGCTCGTGTACCAGACCCCGTACATCGACCGCAGCATCTTCGACCAGAAGATGCCGTTCGGCGGGGCGGCCCTGTTCTACGACGGCACGATGATCGTCTCGAAGATCGACGCCCAGCCCGACTCGTCCGAGGAGACGGTGCGGGTCGAGGACATCAACAAGGGCCTGGGGGAGATGCGGTGGTCGAGTCTCCAGGAGTTCAGCCCCGAGCTGTTCCCCCCGTTCAACCGGTACAACCCGACGCTTCCGAGCAGCGAGGTGATCACGTTCTCGAAGGTGGGTGCGAACGCGCTCGGGATCTCCAAGGACCGGGTGTACCACATCCGCAAGAGCGGCGGGTTCATCCGCATCCAGGAGATGCACGAGGGCTACGGGGTCGTCAACCACAAGGCGGTGGATGCGGTCGGCAGCGTGGCGTACTACGCGAGCCCCCACGGGCTGAAGGCGGTGGACGCACAGGCCCAGCTCGATGAGCTCCGGATCCTGAACCAGGTGTTCGTGAAGGAGTGGGTGTCGGACATGAACGACATCCAGCTCGGGTACGACCCGACGATGAACACCATGTTCCTCCTCAACCCGAACAAGGAGGAGGCCTACTGCCTGTGGTTCTCGACCGCCAAGACCACGAAGCTGGAAGACCTGGTGTTCGACCACGTGGCCCAGGGGGCGTGGCCCAGCAACTTCACGTCCAGCGAGTACGCGAACCCGTTGCAGCGGCGGGCGATGTTCCTGATGAACCCTCCGGCTGGGGCCGTGGGCTGGTCAGGGCCGCGGGTGTATGTCGTGGACTACGCCCGGAGCAAGTCGATCGTAGGTGGCACCGCGAGCTGGAACGGGAACCGGCGGATCACCACCCTCGACTTCGACGGGGACTCCCGGGTGATCGCGACAGGGGCGATCTCGACGGGGACGTTTGCCATCTCCCCCACTGGATTGACGCCCACGATCACGTCCGCCAATGCTTGGACCGGGTGTTACCTGTACTGCGTGCATTCGGCCACCCATCCGCAGCATGTGGGCAAGAAGACCCGGATCGTCTCCAACACATCAGTGGGGGTGACGGTGGATACCGTGCCCACGTGGACGGCGGACATCCACTCGGGGATGGTGTTCGGGGTGAGCCCGGTGTACTTCGAGTGGGTCGGCCACAACCTGGGGTTGAACAACGAGGTCAACCAGGTGTTCTCGCTGGCCGACTTCTTCCGGATCAAGATGGCCCATACGGTGGGCTGTGCGTTCACGGACGTGGCCGGGCCCCCGGTGACGGACACCCTGACCGCCAACAACCCGATGAACCGGTTCATGGGAGTGCTGTATTCGGGGACGGACGAGGATCCGGTGGCGAAGGCACAGACGAAGGAGACGGACGGGAGCCTGTACGGGTCGATCGAAGACGGGGAAGGGCTGGTTTATGCGGCCTTCGGTACCGATTCTTCCGATGGGCGGTACGGGGCCAAGGGCAACTCGTTGAGCCCTGGTGTCAGGATCTTCTGCCCCGATCTGGACTACCGACTCCTGGCGTGCTCGGTCCGGGGCAATATCCTCACCATGGAACGGTCCGCAACCACCCGAGGAAGCTGATGAGCCAGTTCAACGTACCCAACTTCGGACAGGGCAACTACGACCCGGTCGCCAACTTCTCCCCGTTCGGACCCCAGGCTCGACGATCCACTTATCGCGGTCGGTCCAATGTCCCCCAGACGATGGGCCCCGGATCGTTCAATCCGATGGACCGGCTTCGCGAGCTCCAGGGGCAGGGACAGCAGGCGGCACAGCAGCGACAGGCTGGTTTCCAGTCTCGTCCGGGAATGACCGGAACCACGCCGGCTGATGCGGCCCGTAGGCGGATGGGCATGGGTCAGCCCAATCAGAACTTTGGACCCCGTCAGCAGTCGGCGATCAACGATGCCGCGTGGCGGACCCTCCTGGGGGGAGCGATCTTCCAGGACATGGGGAACCAGCAGGGGATCATGAACGAGCAGTTCGGTCGCGGGGAACAGGCGATCGGGCAGTTCGGCCAGCAGCTCCAGCAAGGGGCCCAGGCGATCCGGAACCAGGATCAGGCGATGCGGCAGAACCTGGGCGGGATCGCCCAGCAGGTTCAGCAGCAGGGCCAGCAGGGGCTCCAGGAGTTCGAGCGGTTCCGGGACCAGCAGATGGGGGCGGTTGGGCAGGACATCACCCAGGCCAACCAGTTCGCGGCCGAGGCCCGTCAGCAGTACGAGAAGACGATCGCGGGTTACCAGGACCGCAGTGCCCAGCAGGCGTCTGATCTTAGGGTTGGGCTGGAGCGGCAGGTGCAGAACCAGATGCGGTCGATCGAGATGGGCCGCAATCCGGACGGGTCGATGATGACGCCGGCGGAGAAGGCGGCCATGACCCAGAACATGCAGCAGGCCGTGAGCGAGCAGGTCAGCCAGGGCGTCAACCAGATCTACACCGGGCTGAACGACACGATGGCCCAGATGGGCCAGAACCTCTCGCAGCTCACGATGGCCCAGAGCCAGACTGCGATGGCCGGCGGTCAGCTGCGGGGTCAGATCGGCACCGCGTTCGGGGCCCAGACGCTCGACGCCCAGCGAAGCCGGGACGCGATGACCCAGCTGTCGGCCAGCCTGAACACGACGATGGAGCAGATGTCCGCGGCCAGCGAGTTGCAGGCGGTCGGCCTCCTGGCGAACGGATACAAGGACATGTACTCGATGATCATGGGCAACCGGCGTGGGGCCACCAGCATGTTCGCGGCCCTCACCGGGTACATCTCTGCGATGACCACGCCGGGCATCACGTTCACCCCCACGCCTGAGTTCGGAGGCGGTCGATGAGCCAGTTTGACGCGGACCCGTTCCTCCAGCAGCTTGCGGCCGGGGTCGGCAACCTTGAGGTCGCCCGTCGCAACTTCGAGACGAAGGCGAATGTGGGGCTCCAGGGGCAGGCGCTTCGGCAGCAGGCGGAGTCCGAGGCGAACCGGGCCCAGATGCAGCAGACCGAGCTGGCGGCCCAGGCACAGATGCAGCAGCAGGCCCAGGCGGCCCAGTCCGCCGACTACGCCCAGCTGAACGCCAGTCGTGAGCGGATGGCCCAGCAGGAGATGGCCCAGCAGCAGGGTCAGTTCGAGCAGTCCCAAGCGCAGAGCAAGGAACTGATGATGATGCAGAACCGGACCTCGGTCCGGTTGCAGCAGATCGAGGCCGAGAAGCGGAAGGTGGACGCCCAGATCCTGGCGTCATCCCGCAACGACCCGCGACTGGTCGAGATGCGGAACCAGCGGAAGGCACTGGACGCCCAGGCTCGCAACCTGGAGATGGCCATGAACTCCACCATGGCGGCCCACCAGCTTGCGACCACGACCAAGGAGGAGCGGGGCACCGAGGTCATGGGTAAGTTGCAGTCGTTCCAGAGCGCCATGATGACCCAGCGGACCGGGGCCGAGGACGCGATGACCCGGGCGATCGACGACGCCTTCCTCGATGTCACCCGAGGCAACGGGTTCTGGGGGCAGATGGGCCGCGTGCAAATGGCTCAGGGGGTTCCGGTCACGACCGGTCTTGGCTTGTTCACCGCAGGCGGAGAGATCCTGCTGGAGAACCTTGGGGAGTCGATTCTCGGGATCTCGAACCCGGAGGACTACCGGGAACGCCTTTCGGACTCGACCAAGAGTCCGCTGGCGATGACGGCGGCGATCATGGAGCGGGCCCTCGACAACCACTCCGACGGGCTTGGGATGAAGGCTGGCCAGAAGGATGTCGTGAAGGCGGCGATGATGAAGGTGCTCGCCGGAGGTGCCCGCCTGGGCCGCAGCGAAGACTGGACAGGAGACCTGAACCAACAGCAGCAGGATGCAATCAAGGGGGAGATCGCGGCTGGACTGGGGCAGCTTCGGCAGGCCGGCATGTCCGACGCCCAGATCATGGGGATGCTGGAGTCCGTCGAGGGCCTGGCCGAGAATCGGACGCAGACCTTCGCTCGGCTCGGGACGAGCGGGGCGGATGGGGCGTTGAGCGAGGTGCTCGGGGAAACCCTGACCGGGGTCGGTCGGATCATCGACGCGGTGCAGGCGGTCGGGGATGACTCGAAGTTGATGGGTGGACAGAAGATCGTGGACCACTCAAAGTTCGATCTCGGTGGTGCGTACCGGAATGCGATGGCCGCCTATGCCACCGCGGAAGGATCGCAGCAGCTCGGGGCCCTTCGGCAGCAGCTCACCGGTTACGGCATGGGAGACCAGGAGTTGTTGGGGGTGATCGAGGCACTGACCCGGGCCGAGCCCGAGTTGCAGAACCTGGATCCCCGCGTGATCTTGCAGATGCTGAAGGCACAGCAGGCCCAGGCCGGCGAACTCGGAGCCCGTGGTGCAGCCCTGGGTGAAGAGGAACGGCTCCGTCAAGAACAGATCCTCGGACAGGGCGGCATGGCCGCATCGGACATCGAGACCCAGAGGCTTGAATCTCTCCTCAGCGAGATGGAAGGCGGACAATGACTCCAGCTGAAATGAAGGCCGAAGCGGACAAGCTGCTCGGGAAGAAGCCGAAGGCGATCACGAAGAAGCAGCTAACCGAGTTGCTCACCATCGCAAGCGGCGCTGGAAGGTCAACTCCTGACAAGATCAAGGCTGCCAAAGATCGGCTCAAGGAACTTCTCAAGGCCGGGGAGATCCACGACACCGGGGAAAGCTATGCGGTTGGTCCGGCCCCTGAACGGGCACCGGTGGCGGCTCCGGAACCGGAAGCACCGAAGGCCCCCGAGGCTCCGGCCCCCAAGCCGAAGAGCCTGAAGGGCGTGAAGCCGGCGGATGTCACCGAGGACAACATCCAGGAGATCCTGGACCGGGCCAACAAGGGTGAAGACTCGGCGAAGCGGATCCTGTTCGGGTTGCAGGACATGGGCGATGCCGCCCCGGTCAAGGTGGCCCAGTCTGGCGGTCAGTGGGGGAAGGCCACCGCTGCCCCGGCTCCGGCCGCCGCACCCGAACCGACTCCTGCCGCGGCCCCTAAACCCAAGGGTCCCCAGGCCAAGAAGGGAGACGGGAAGACGCCCAAGGCCAAGGCCCCCGAGAAACTGGCCAAGGTGGAACCGCGGGTGCCGGATGCTCCTGCGGCGAAGACCCCTGCTGGGCCGGCGACGATCGGGGCCAAGGCGGCGGAAGAGTTCCGACAGCGTGCGGTGGCTCTCGGGGTCAATCCGACCGCCATCCTCTCGAAGAGCACTCAGGGCCTGAAGCGGTTGGAAGACCTGCCGGACTCGCCGGAAGCCAAGCAGTACATGGACAACTGGCTGAAGCAGGAAGCTGCAAAGCCGGAAGCCAAGCAGGCGGTCCGCATGCGTGCGACCCTCGCCAAGGGGGATCTCGCCCGCGAGCCGAAGCAGGCTGCGAAGAGCGGGTTTACCAAGGCGGAAATCCGTGAAGGAGGTATCTCCGCGGAAGACATGAAGCGGCGCAGGTTCACGCCGTTCACCGGCAAAACGTCGAAGTTCCTCGAACCGTTCCGCGGCAAGATCGCGATGACGGCCGTCGAGAAGAAGAACTTCGACATGGTGTCCAATGCGTACTCGGCCCTTCAGAAGATGGAGGGTGGCTACCCGCAGACCCCCATCGCGATGGAACTGAAGTCGGTGATGGAGGACACGTCACTGAGCCCGGAACAGAAGTTCCGCCGGGTCTCCAACATGTACCCCAAGGTCTTCATCAAGGGCCGCCTGCGCGGGGGGGTCATCGACATCGCGAAGACCAAGGAAGCGGTCAAGGCCGGGATCAAGGCCAAGGCGGACGAGGCCCTCGGGCAGACCATGGGGGCCAAGTACGCCAACAACGACAAGGCGTTGAGGATGGGGTCGAGAAAGATGTTCAAAGCGTTGCGGGAGGTGAGCAGCGCGACGAAGGTCCGGGAGATCCAGCAGCTCATCCGTGAGCAGGGGATCGACAAGGACTTCCGCAATGCTCGCACCATGCAGCAGACGTTCGCCCTTCTCCAGGAGGGGGATGTCGCCAAGCTCCGAGAGTATTTCAAGAACCGCAAGACAGAGCTCAAGGGGGAAGTGCAGGCCAAGAACGTGCCCGGCAAGGGTGCCGCTGCTGCCGCCGAGCCTGCATTGGAGACCGCTGAAGAAGCGGCTACCACGGCGGCACGCACGGCGACGCCCGCGGCCCGGACGGCTGAACCCGAACTTCCCCGTCTTGAGGGTGAGCCGGCGGGCGGAGTTCGTCCGGACCGGGGACCGCTTCCCCGCGCCAACGTGGCGGGGGCCAAGGAGTATCCGATGACTCCGGAGCCGGGGGGTGCGGTCCGCCGTACGCCGGTGGAGCCGGAGAAGGCGATAGTCCTGCGGGATCCTGCCAGGATCGCCGGCATGGGTCCCAGGGAACCGCTCCCCCGAGCCGGTGTCCGTGGAGAACGGACCAGCACCAACTATGCCCTGGCCCGTTCCACGGTCCCCCGCCCGATCGAGGCCGGCAAGGAATTGGCTGTTCGTCCCAGGGGTGGTGCATTGGCCCTCCGTCCACCGGTGAATCAGCCGGGGTCCGCTCTTCCAAATATCGCCGGACAGACGGGGAAACTGGCTGGGTTGATGCGGTTCCTCGGGCCGCTGGCGGCGGTGTACGGGGCCTACGAGCTGGCGTCGGGGCTGCACGGGGCCACGATCGGGGCCGAGGACGAGAAGCGGCTCCGGGTCCTTGAGGCCCTGGGAAGCGTCACCGGCGGGATTCGTCAGGACCAGCAGATGCAGACGGCCGTGGCCCAGCAGCGGGCCGCCGTGGAGCTGGCGGGGATCCAGCGTCAGCAGGAGCTTGACGCCATGCGTAACCAGTACACCCAGAACCAGGCGTTGAACTCCCTTGTCCGCGGGAACGAGCAGCTGCTGGCGGCGATCGCCCAGCCCAGCCGTCCCACCATGGCGGAATTGATGGCCGGACTCCGATGATCCAGATCCCCGACGTGAAGCGGATCTCCCAGCAGGTCGTTGAAAGCCACAACAACCGTGGCTATGCCCTGGTCAAGCTAACCCCCACTGGTCGCGAATCAGTGGGGGTCCTCGTCAACGTGACCAAGGATCCGATCGTGCTCCCCGGGAAGGAGCTCAAGGCGAAGGCCGACGTGCGGCGGTTCCTGTGGGAGCGGAGCCAGGAGGGGGACGCCAGCATCCGCCGGAAGGACCGCACGTGGGTGTGGTCGCGGTATCTTGCGGAGGAGGACGTGAGCCTGATCGGGCTCGCAACCATGGCGGATCGCAAGGTGGCCGAGAGATTGTCGTTCTTGAACCCTGATTATCAGTTCATCGAGGTGAGCCGATGACCAGGCTTGCGGCAAAGGCATTCAAGGGACTCAAGGACATTGGGTTGGACTTCACGTCCCCCACGCTGGCGTTGGGGGTAGGTGTACCCACGACCATGTTCCTGGGGGGCATCGGGCAGAACCTGATTGCGGCGGGCAAGTCGAGTCTTGGCGGCACCGACAAGATGATTGGCGAGGAGATCCGGAGGCGGAGGCACGAGGCCGCCCAGGCGATGAAGGCCCGCCGGCTCCAGGAGGCCATGTCCCAGAACATGATGCGGCTGGCGGCTGTGAATCCCCAGCTGTACAACCAGCTCCTGATCGGGCGGGCCCTGCCGCAGGGGGCGGTCGTCATTGGGGGTGGCAAGAGCAGCGATTTCCTGGAGAGCGTGGCTTACCAGATGGCGACCGGCGGGTTTGGAAACCCCCGCGGAGCCCCCGATTCTCCTGATACCATCAACGCACTCGTTGACTCCTTCTGAGGTGAACCATGGCCGGCCAGATTCCGCTTGAACCCAAGTATTACCCGTCCGACTTTCAGATCACCACGGTCGTCATCGACAAGGCATCCACCGGCCAGTACTTCTGGCTGCTGCACGCCGATCGGGACATCCTCGTGGATTCGGTGATGGTCTACGTCGGAGATGCCCCTACGGCTGACGAGCTGCTCAAGATCGTGCGGGTCAGCGATGCCGCTCTTCCGGTGTACGCCGGCACGGGCACCACCACGGTGATGACCGATGAACTCAGCGTTGCCTTGGCTGGCACGTACCCCCTCCGGGTACAGACCGGCACGAGTGCGTGGCGGTTCGTGGACAACTCTCAGTTGGTTCCGACCGAGAACCTTGTTCCGGCGGGCTCCACCCTGTGGGCCGCGTTTGGCTCGGTTCTCGCGGGCATCGACACGTGTGCGATCCAGATCAGGTGGCGAAGCCAGGTCTGACCTTCCCGCAGGCATCTTTACTCCCCGGAGGGGGCTTCCGTAAGGGGGCTCCCTCTTTCTTTGGGATACTCAAAGCATGAGCCAGGTACCGATGGCGCTGCCGTTCGAGCAGATCGCCAGCTACGACAAGCCGCAGATCCTCCTGACGCAGGCGCTCGACAACGAGTTCACGCTGAGGGGTGCGTTGCAGACGTTGGCGAGTTCGGACTCGATCAGCCCCATCGAGCGGGATTCGTTCACGGACCGGCTCAAGGACCACATCGGGCGGAACCCCGTGACCGATGCGGTGGTGGACATCGCGACCAACCCGTTCGTGCTGCTGATGGCGGTCACGAGCCCGGTCGGGGGGCAGATGCTGGGCCGGACGGGCAAGGCGATCTTCGACCTGGGGGAGAGGTTCAGTCCGCTGGTGAAGGAGCAGGGGGGAATGCACGCGGCCCTGGGGATGCTCGCGCCGCAGCAGATGTTCCGTGGGTCGGCGCTGACGCCGGCGGTTCAGGCGTTCACCAAGAGCGTGGATGAGCTGGAACGGGAGATGATGGGAACGGTGGCCGCTCCGCTCAAGCGGGTGCTGGAGCGGCACGGTCTGGACACCCTGAACTTCGAGCGGATCTCGGATCCGGTGAAGAAGGCGAAGGCGAAGGAGATCAGCTTTGCGTTGGAGGCCAACCTCCGGGGGTTCGACCGGGAGGTCAAGGACCTCGTGCTTCGCAGCAAGAAGACGGATGAGGGGAAGCTTTTGTTTGACCTGGAGGAGCGGGTCAGCGATCGGCTGGTGGCGTCGGACACGGATGCGGTGATCGAGAGGATGGGGTTGACGGAGCTGCGGGATGCGTATCGGGGGGCGGAGAAGCGGCGGAAGATGCGGCTGTTCGGCAACGAGGCCAAGAGCGCCGCACAGGGGCGGTTCGTGGCGGACGAGCAGAAGCTGCTGAGGGCGTTGGAGGGTGCGAAGTTCGGGTTCCAGAAGGACGGTGCATTCAAGGGGACGGGCGAGGGATTGATGAGCATGCTCATCGACCCGGAGACCGCCAAGCTGATCGCGGACGGGACCATTGATCCCGAGGACGTGCTCGGCAAGGTGCGGAAGATGATCGAGGGGTTCCCCGAGCACTACATGCCGAGGAACGTGATCGACATGAAGGGGACGCGGTCGATCTCCGACATCATGGAACAGCGGCGGTCGCGGTCACTGGTGGCCAGCGGGTCCGTGCTGAGCAGGGAGAGCGTGAACGGGATCTGGGATCCCGACGACATGGAGGAGATGTTCCGGATGTTCGGCGGCACCGAGCGTGGGCACGAGGTGCTGGCCAACACGCAGAAGAGGATCCGGGAGGTGCTCGACCGGGGCGGGGTGGCCCGCACCTACAGGATGAACCAGCAGGAGTCGTGGAGCCGGTACTTCCGGGACACGGGGATCACGCATGCCCTGTACGTGCAGACCCTCGATGACCTGCCCAAGTTGCAGCAGGCGATCGCGGACACCCGCAGCCTCGTGAACCCCGAGAAGGCGGCGACGATCGCGAAAGAGATGAAGAGGAGCGATCTGTTCCGTGGGGGCAAGAGTCTTGCGAGGTTCTTCCAGGAGGAGCACTACCTGTTGCAGGACAGGTACGCGAAGGAGGCGTTGGAGGTGATCCTCCGCCAGTCGGCCGGCTTCCAGAAGATCGAGCATGCGGCGACGCACATGGCCCTGATCAAGGGGAAGCAGGGGATCAGGGGGATGCTGGACTCGGGGATGGGCAAGGCGATGCGGGACTCGGGCAGCTGGGGGTCAGGGCTGTACCGAAAGCTCGATGAGGTGGCGAACGCGGAGCTGACGTTCGGCCAGGCCAAGAGCATGAGCGGGGAGTTGGCCCGGTACTTCTACGTCACGCACCTCGGCATCAACCTGGCGTCGGTGACGATGAACATGATGCAGCCGCTGCTGCTGGCCGCCAACTACGGCGGGCTGGGCAACGTGCTCAAGGCGTACACCACCGCGTTCAAGGAGCTGGGCGGGTACATCACGGAGCGGGTGGGGAAGTACGGGTTCAAGGCGTTGACCGACGAGGATCACACCGCGCTGATCCGCAAGCACTTCAAGTATGCGAACGTGGATGGGGAGAACCTGATCCAGATCGGGCGGGACACATTCTCGACGCTCGACACCATCTCGTACAAGAGCGACCTGCTGACGGGGGTGGGCCGGAAGGAGTCGTACCTGTACGACTACCCGATGAAGCTCTTCGAGAAGGCGGAGTGGCTGAACCGCAGCGTGGCGGCACACACGGTGGAGAATGCGTACAAGTCGGCCGGCCGCAACATCACGAGGGGGACGGCCGACTACTACCGGATGCTGCGGGACGTGGACGAGTTCGTCGGGTCCACCCAGTTCGGCGGCAACACGCTGAACACGGCGATGGCGTTCCAGGGTGAGGGCCCGTTCGGCCGGCTCGGGAACAACCCGCTGATGCGTCAGTTCCTCAGCTTCCCCACCCGGTCACTCACCAGCCTGACGTACGAGTCGGCCCGGATGGGGGAGCGGGGCCTGATGAAGGGCGTGACCCAGGATCTGATCCGGGGCATGGGCATCAGCGCGATCTTCTACGAGGTGGGCAAGAACACCTTCGGGGTGGACCTGAGCCCCGGGTTGTACGGGGCCAGCCTCGGGCAGGTGTTCGGCGGGGAGCGGTTCTTCCAGGACGGCAACGAGTACATCCCGGTGCCCCCGGTGATCGACATCCCGATGAACATCGTGAGGGGTGCCCTGGATCCCGGGCAGCGGGACCTGCTCCAGAACAACATCCCCCGCCTGGTGCCGGGTGGCGTGGCCCTCAGCCGGGCGATCGGGCTGGTGCCGGACATGCCGAACTCCCCCCTGTTCGGGCTGCCGGGCTCGTTGCAGAAGACCTACATCGACCCGAACCAGCGGACCCCCGAGGGGAACGTCGCGGTCTTCAAGGGGGACGGGACGCTCATCGACTACCAGAGCCCGGGCATGATCTATGCCAAGGTGCTGGGGGTGGACATGGGGCAGTTCAAGGGTGCGGCGGACTTCGACGGGTTCCTCATCAAGAACCGGGACCAGATCCTGGAGTACCGCCGGAAGGCGATTCAGGCCCTGCTCAACAACGAGATCCCCAAGATGCAGGCGGTGAAGGCGGAGTTCAAGCGGCGGTACGGGATGGAGCTGACCATCAGCAAGGACCAGCTCGACTCGGCCATGCAGAACCGGACGGTCAGCCGCAGCGAGCGGATCCTCGACCGCATGCCGCCTGAGCTCAGGGGCCAGTTCCAGCAGATGGCAGCCGGCCGGGCGGAGAACCTAGGCATCGAGGCCTCCGCGATCACGGCCGCGGATACGGCCCGCCAGCGGGCCCAGGCGAGGCGTATCGAGGTGCCCCCCATGACGGCGGAGCAGCAGCAGGTCATCCAGCAGGAGACCGGCCAGGCCTTCGAGGCGTTCAAGGGGTTCTAGATCGCGGACCAGAACTGGATGGCCCCCAGGCGGGGGAACCAGCGGACGGCACCGGCGGTGTAGCGGGGCAGCAGGCGTTCCAGGATCCTGGACTCCGGCTCAAGAGCCAGGACCCTGGACGCCATTGCAGACAGGGTACCCCGGCCGAGGTCGATGTACCCCATGTAGACCTGTCCCTTGGAGGACGCGATCAGCGATCCCTTGCAGCCATCGCCGTCCACCCTGGAGTGAGGTGGCTCGCCGGCAAAGGAATCAGTGGGGGTCTCACCGCCCGGCATGGACACCGTAAGGACGAGCCAATGCCGGGACCCTGGGTAGGTCAGGATGGACGGGAAGCCACGCACCGCCAGGGCGAGGGCTTCGGACTTGGAGGGGCCGGGGCTTGGGGAGTGGATTCCCAAGTCCCGAAATCCGAAGTGCCTCGCCCTGAGCGGCACGGGCATCTTCCACGGACGGGGAGTGGCGACTTGATCGACCAGCCGGCACGTGGAAGGGTGTTCCAGGTAGGGGGTCACGAGCTCAGTTTCCCGATCCAACACCACGCTTGCGGCCATTGACAGCTGTGGGCCGTTCCCTGAGAAAGGTGGGCGTGGCTGCACTCGCGACCCCCTGCTGGAGAAGTGTACTAATCGAGGAGGGGGAGGAGCTTGTGGGCCCCTCCCCCTCGATCAGTGGGGGTCTGGTTCAGGCTTCGGACAGGAGCTTGTTCAGGAACTCGGTCTTGTAGACCTTGCTCGCCGCGTTGCCCTTGCCCTTACGGTACTGGCAACGGACCGTGCAGACAACCTGCTTGTCCGAGCCGAGGATGGAGGACACCTTGCCGATGGCGGTGGCGATGTCGAGACCATCAGCCGTTCCCACCTTGGTTCCAAGCAGGGTCGAGAGGTGACCGCAGAAACGGTTCCGCTCGATCTGGAGGCCGGTGCGACGGCCCTCCGCGGTGACGGCCCCGGCGTTGTCCGGGAAGGTGAAGGGCGCCCCGCCCCACACGAGGGGGTTGTCGGGGTTGGTCTCGTCGTTGAGGAGCTGGTACCGGAACCGGAACTCGGTGGCCGGCAGCTCGACCTGCTGGCCCTGGTCGGTGCTGAACCGGTAGGTGGCCTTCTCGTTGATCTCAAGGCCGAGGACGTAGCAGTCGTGCTCGCCTTCGGTGGGCCACTCGCCGAGACCGCCGACGCCGGTGTCGGGGTTGGCGTCACCGAACGCCTGCTTCTGGGCCGCGAACATCGCACTGATCTTGCTGGACATGCTGACTTCTCCTGGGAGAAAGGGGTGAATGTACCGGCGTTACGCGCCGGTCGAATTGGACTCGTGGTAGCGGCGGGTGAACTCCAACCAGCCGTCGGTCTCGGGGAGCTCGAACTCCCCGGCCATCTTGACGCGGTGCTTCGTGATGCCGGCGAGCTGCTCGGAATCCACGGAGAAGAGATACCGCTTCCGCTTCTCGGTGACCAGCTTGGGCTTCAGGGTGACGGTCTTCCCGTCCCTGACGATGGGAGGCTGGGCGATCTCCCGCTGCTCGGTCACCCAGTCTGAGGAGATCGCTGCGACCAGCTCGAACAGGGGATAGAGACGCTTGTAGAAACCGTCGGTGATCGTGAGCTCCGGCTTGAAGACGTACTTGTCGTCGCCGAGCGGGATCTTCGCGTTCACCACGTGGCAGATGATGTACACGCCGTAGCCGTAGCGACGGAGGGTGAGGCAGGTGTCGATGACCATGTCATACAGCTGGTCCCACGACCGCCGGCCGTCCATGTCACGCCAGTCCTTCTTGTCGTTGGCCCTGGTGATGTAGTCCTTGAGGAGCGGGATCCAGGTGCCGAGCGAATCGAAGAACACGGTGGCGGGGCGGGGCTGGTTGGACTTCGCCAGGTCGCAGAGGAGCTGGACCTTGGCGGTGACGGCCTCCCAGGTGAGCACGAGGGGCTGCCCGTCCACGTCAATGGGCTGGCCCTGGGGGTTGATGCCCGGCCAGACGGTGGCCTTCGGGTCCCCGAGCGTGGAGGTGCAATCCATGTTGCACACCCACGAGTCCGGGTGCGAGTGGATGAACTGACTCTTTCCTTCACCAGGCAATCCGCAGATCAGGCCGAAGAGCTTCTCCGGCGGGTGAACCATGCGGACCCCGGTAAAGCCGAGGTTGGCGTAGCGCTGCTGTGGCAGCTTGCCTGCGATCGTGGTGACTGACATCGTTTACTCCGAGAACCCGGGCATGGGCACGTTCGTGAACATGCCGGCGGGCGGTGCGAAATTGAAGAACTGCTGCTGGTGCTGCGTGCGGAACTCCTCGACCGGGGCCGGGCGCCGCAGGTCCTCGTCTTCGGTTACGGCCGGAGAGCGTGAACGGCCGGGCCTGTCGATCTGGACCTTGCGGCTTACCCGGTACCCGATGTCCTTGAGCCACTGCGTGACCCGTGACTTGGACACCTTGCAGTCGAACGTGGAGTTGAACTTGGCGGTCAGGTCTGCGATGGACTCGACGCCATCCTCAAGGATGAGGTCGATCTTCGGCTTGATGACGAGGGTGACGTACTCCCCCTCGAACATCACGTGAGGAGCCCGGGGTCTAGGCTCTCGATCATCCCGTCGAACTCGTGCGGCTCCGGCGTTTCGGGAAGATCGCCGGCGTCGCGGTGTGCGACCAGGAACTGCTGGCTCTGCACCAGGCCCGGCCACTCCTTCGGCTCCGTCAGGTAGAAGGGACTGAACGGGTGGAGCGTCGCTCCCATCCGCAGCCCGTCGATGTTCTTGTGGAAGTTGCATGGGTTCGCCTCGATGGTTGCCAAGTTGTAGATCATGGCAACACGGGAAAGGTAGTCGGCCCGCCAATCCTTGTCAAGCATCGTGCTTGCATGCGTGAAAGAAATGTTGATAGGCGGGTCGTTCTGGAAATCCGGGGCCTTGTCAAGGTATTCACCTTCGCCCTTGTACCAACGCATGCACCGCTCGATGTACCGCTCGATCGAGGGCTCGCCCTGGTACGCCTTCTCGGGCTTCTTTCCGGTGACCTCGTGCAGCACGTGGAGGCACTCGTCAAGGGTGCCGCAGCATGGCTCCGGGCTGGGCTGGTTCTTGGTCCACTTGATGACGTACTCACCCTGGTCCTGCAAGTTGACGGGAGACCGCATGATGCGGCCGGCGATCCCGGTGCGCTTGCCCTCGGACTCCCAGTGGAAGTCGCGGTCGGCCATGCCGAACTGGATCGACGGCTTGAGCACGGCCATGTGCATCATGCCCCCGAGCTCCGCGTCCTTGGGCAGCCGGTCACCGTACTGCTTGTGGAGCAGGCCGCGATCGAGGAACCACTCCAGTGCGTGCATGTAGTGCATCGTCTGGAACTCCTCCTTCACCGTGGCCAGGCGGATCAGTGGGGGAAGCGACGTGGTCTTCGCGTCCACGATCCAGACCTTGTGGGTGCGGCGGTCGAGGAGGAGCAGGTCGAACTGCGCCACCTGGCGGGTCTTGGGGAACCGCTCGTCCACCCACGTGAGGCGGACCTCGGCACCCAGCTTGATGTAGTTGGAGGACAGGTGGTGCAGGGCGGACTTGCCCTGGATGCAGGGCAGCTTCTCGAACGCCGAGTACCAGGCGGTGGCGAACGCCTGGTCCACCTGCTCGTTCTGCACGGACACGGTGCGGGTGTCTTCGGAGAGGCGGAGGTCACGGCAGATCGCGTTGATCTCGTCGAGCCTTCCCTTGCACATCCTGCGGTAGATCTGGGTGCGATCGTCCCGGTCGTACAGTGCGAACAGGGTGTGGAAGTAGGAGCCGCGGGAGAGGGCCTCCGAGTAGGAGAGGGCCTGGGTCAGGCCGAGCCGGCGGCGGAGGTAGTAGGCGAACGGGTCGGTGAGTGCGAGGTTGTAGTCGGACGATCGGACGGGCGGGATCCGGGGCACGAGACCCTCGGTCTCCAGGAACTGGCGGGCGCTACGGCCCCGGTCCTTGGGCATCTGAACTGGTGCTGTCTCTGGTGGCATCGTTTACTCCGTTGAACTTGTCCCTGATCTTCACGAGTCGGTTGTACACGGACTGCGGGGACTTCAGCCCTAGCACACCTGCGATGCGGGTCATCGTGTACCCGTCCATGCGCAGCCTGATGATGGTCCATTCCTCCTCGGTCAGTGGGGGTAGATCGAGGGGGTCGATGGGAAGGGTGACGGCCACCTCTTCACAAAGTGTATCGTGTGTAACCACGATCTTCAAGCGGGGCCCGGCGTCGGTGAACCGGTAACCGTTCGAGGTCCAGTAGCTGTAGTGGACGGCACCCCAGAGGAAGCCCTTGAGGAACGTGACCACCGTGGATTTCGTGGGGTCGTAGACCGTGGTCAGCAGGCGGTGGGCCTGGATGTAGGCCTCCGACAGGATCTCGTCCCTGTCCCACATGGGGAACCGCCTCTTGCGGTGGGACTCTGTGGCCCAGAGGGTGAGGAACCCTATGTGGTCCCGGGCGTCCTTGCTCCGGTTGACCATGCCATGGTCACTTCCTGCCCACGAAGCTGGGGGGCACCAGGTACCAGCCCTCGGGGATGGCCACTCGGTCGGGCGAAAGGACCCACTCCCCGTCAATCAGAACGTAGACCCTGGTCAACACTTGGGGGCCAGTCCTTATCGGGCTTCCCTCCTCGACCAGCACCGTTCGCGAGCAGCCACTCATTGATGCGATCGCCGGCACGGCGAAGGCGATCAACGTCAAGATCGGCATCCACCGCCACATGGCCCCGCTCGATGCGACGAGCCAGGTAATCGAGGATTCCCAGGGCGATGCCGGCGAGGACCCGGTCGAACATGTCACTGGGCCCCGGCCTTCTCGCTGGTGACGTTGTTGTCACGAGCGAAGATCAGGCCGGCTCCGCTCATGATGGCGGCGACCGCGACGGTGAAGTCGGGGTTGGTGGCGGGGTCGTTGTCGAGGAGAGCCTGCACGATCGCCGACACGGCGGCGAGGATGGTCGAGATCCCGAGAACGGTGGTCTTCCAGGAAGCCTTCATCACTTGATCCTTTCCAGGCGGTCAAGCCTGCTTGCCAGTTCACGCAGGCGGTCATCCACCTGTGCGTCCTTCATGGTGAGTCCGACCTGGGCCTTGGCCAGCTCGGACACGATGCTGCTGAGTTCCTTCACCTGCTCGGTGGTGGTGGCCAGCTGCTGGTCCTTCTTCCCCAGGTTCATCAGCACCGCGCCGGTGCCAATGCACAGGGCCGCAAAGGAAGCCCATGTCGCAACCAATTGACTGGACTGCTTCGTCTGCTCGTTCATCAATCACCCCAGGAAGACGCCCATCAGGAAGAAGTGGGCTCGATAGCTCTTGCCCACCACGCTTGCCGCGTTGGAGATCGTCAGACCTGTTGGGTTGGAACCGAGAGCGACCACGATCTCCTCGGTGCCAAGGGTCTGGTACTCCTGTCCCATGCCCATGATCTGGAAGCTGTTGCTGAGGGCCGGGGTGGTAGGACCGAGGGCGGTGGCGCCGTCGCCCGACGAGATGCTCAGGTCATCAGGCAACATGTAGGCCGCACCCACGAGACCAGGGGCTCGGCCGAAGGTGTTGGTGCCGCCGGTGGTGCCGGTCAGAACACCGTTGGAGGTGGTGGCGTTGGTGCCGTACGGGGGGAGCACGGACCACAGGCCGTTGGTCCGGGTCGGCGAGCTCACCGTGTCGCTCGGATTAGCGGCGGTCACCACGTCGTCGGGGAACCGGTAGCACTTGGGGTTCAGCTTGCTGAACGTGGTGTGCCCCCGGGTTTCCGGGAACAGGCCGTACGGCATGATGTACGGGGCGACGTACGTACCCACCACGAAGAACGGCATGTTCCCGGCGGTGGTGTCGTCGGTCGAGGTGATCCAGAGCGGGTAGATGTACACCCGGTTGTAGGCGTTCGGGACCCTGACCGGATAGCAGGAGCTCGCGGTCCGGAGGGTCCACGGGAAGAACCTGGTGGAGGCCAGGGTCTCGAACGTCATCGACGCCCCAGTGATGGCAGCAGTGGTAGAGGCGGTGGACGTGTAGACCTGCTGGTGATGGAGGACGAAGGGCTGGGAGGCGAGCGAGACGGCGGCGGTGTAGGCAGGGCTGGCGCCCTCAACTGCTCGGAATGTCTGAAGTGGTTCGGGCATTGGTCAGGGCTCCGTTGATCAGCAGCCTGGCGACTTCCTCCCCCACTGATCGTCGGTGGTTGGGGGTTGACGCCGACAGGTAGAGTACCTGGATTCTCCGCTCCAGGCAGATCCGATGAAGGGCATCGACCACCAGCCAGGGGTCCACGTCCAGGGTGGGACGGGCGGTCCGGACCAGGTGCTCGATGGTGCCTTCGAGGATGAGTATCGGATGCTCGCACTCTGATCGCAGCCGGTCGCATGCGGCAACGAACCGCTCCCGCCCGGACGGGGTCAGCAGGTTCTTGAAGAGCTCGGGCAGGTGCTTCTTCCGTTCAATCAGCACCCTCGACTCGTGCCCGGCGAGAGCGTAGTCCCCCGTCACCAGCCGCTTCTTCGTCACGGTCAGGGCCACGGTGCAGGACCGGCGGTCGCACGGAGGGTGTGCCGCATCCAACATCACCAGGTGGGAGGGGAAGAGGAGGGGCGTCTTCTCCCGGTCGTCCTGGATGATGGTCCAGGTGCGGGTCACCGGAGGACGGACTTGGTTTCACGGTCCACCCTGGAGAGGATCTCCTTGACCCGGCACTCGGCCAGGCGGAAGGCACGGGAGATCTCGGGGATGGTGAGCACGCGCGACGCGCGCACGATCTGCTTCTCGATCCGGCCGCCCGGTGCGACGAGCGGGTTGGTCGGGGCCTCGTGCCGGCGGGCCAGGTCGAACACCCGCTTGCGGGAGAGGCCCACTTGCTCGGCGACTGCGGCTGCATTCTCCCCCCGGTTCAGGAGGGCGACGACCTTGCGATGGTTGGACTTCATGGTCAGGTGTAGATGGTGCGTTCATAGCGGATCGGGATGGTCCGACCCACCAGCTTGCAGAGTCTAGCCCAATAGCCCTCCGTTGTCACGTATGAGAAGGCGTCACGGAACAGGGTGTCGAGCCGGTCAACGGCGGCGTCGTTGCGGGTGTCGAAGTACACGGCGTCGTACACGTTGAGGAACATGAGGATGTCGGGGGATGCCGCGTTGATCGAGGGCAGGAGCTGGTGCAGGCGGTGCTGGATCCGGAGAAGCACGTTGCCCGCCGTGCATTGGATGGGCATGTTCACGATTTCCGAGATGTCGTATGCGTCACCGCCCATGAAGGTGCGTGACTGCCCGATGAACGGGAGCGAGACGTAGCCCTTGGCACGGGTGTCCTTGATCAGGCGTTCCTGCCAGGACCACAGTCCGGGCCGGGTGTGGGAGCGGGTGCGGACGATGTTGTCGCAGATCTTCATGGGCACGACGACTCCGGTCATGCCGAAGACCTGGGTCTGTAGGGTGGCGGCGCCGGCACGGAAGAGGTCCCCGAAGTTGGCGCCCTTGGCTGCCTGCCGGTACACCTTCTTGAAGTCGGGGTGCTGCCGGATCTCCTCGCCGAATACCTGGACGGCACGCCCGGTATGCAGATCCAGTGGGGGTTCAGCGAGGAAGGCCGAGCACAGGGCCTCGTCCCCGGAGAGGAGGCCGGCCACCACCATCTCGATCTGCGAGAGGTCGTAGCCCACGATGTGGCCGGCGGACCAGCGGGATTTGTAGTGGGCCTTGATGGAGTCGGGGTCGGTCTGGTGCCGGAAGTTCTTGCAGGTGATGCGGCCCTGGAGGGTGCCGCCCTCGGAGCCGGCGCCGTCCTTCGAGGAGGTGGGCGTGACGTACCAGGTGGGGTAGGAGATGCCGATGCCCCGGGGTCGGGGCACGAGGCGGGAGCTGCGGTTCGCGGGGTTCTTCCGTTGGTGGCGGAGGAGGGGGAAGAGGTAGGAGGAGAGGAGCTTCTGGGCTGAGGAGTATTCGCCGAGGAGGGAGAGGCGGTGCAGGATGGAGCGGGCGTCGTCGGTGTCTACGGATTTGAGGTGGCTCGCCATGAGCTGGCGGTTCACGTCGTTGACCGCGATCTCCTTGCGGGCCTCGGTCAGCTGGAACATGGGGTGCGAGCGGATGTCGGGGACCAGGGTCTCGACGAGGGAGCAGGCATCCTTCATGAGGCCGAGCTTCGAGGCGGCCGAGCCGGGGCCGGTGAGGATGAGGTTTACTTGTGCAGCAGCTCCCTCAAGGTCCCGCATTTGGGACAGCACTCCCTGCTCTTGTTGTACGAGGCCAGCCCTGTCCATGGGCACCCCCGCTTCGGACATGCGTACCACTGTCCATATGGTGTCTGAGTAGTGGGTGATGCAGTCGGGGCTGAGCTTGTCGGTGTCGGGGTAGTCGGCTTGGATGCGGCGGGCGAGCTCGGCGCAGGCGAGGAGGGTGTTGTGGGTGTCGGCTGCGTTGTAGCGGTGGAGCCGGGGGTCGGAGGCGTTGTGGTAACGGGCCGTGCGGTCGATCTGTTCCGTGGTGTAGGCATGGGTACCGAGGATGGGGCCGAGCGCCTTGAGGGATCGTTCCGGGCGGAGCTCGGAGTGCAGGTAGTTGAGGACCGAGAGGTCGATCAGGATTTGGCGTTCGAGGTGGAAGCGGAAGTCGGGTTGAGAGCGGAGGTAGAGCAGGTCGAACTGGAGGTTCATCCCGATGATGCAGTGGGCGTGGGCCAGCCACCGGGCGAGGTGCCGTCGGTGTGCGGGGATGTGCATCTGGAAGACGAAGGTGGGACCGGGCACGAGGTCTGCCAGGTCTCCGTCGGCACGGGGACAGGTGATGGAAACGGATTGAACCAGGTCATGGACAGGGCATCCATCCACGTCAACCGATCGGGCGGGATGGAACACGGTCTGCTCGGGGAGCAGTCGGCCGGCGGGGGTGAATCGGGTGATGCCATAGGTCTCGATGTCAAGGGAAATGGTGCGGGGGTCTGGCCGGCTGGATGTCGGGCTCGGTGTGGGCACGGAGTTCCTTGCGGACATGGGATTCAACGAGGTTGAGGTGGTCCTCGACCGAGTGGATGATCGAGTTGTTGCGGAGGAGGGCGGCCGGGTGCCAGGTGGAGAACACGGGGGAAGGACGGGAGAGGATCGTGCGTTCCTTCCCGTTGAGGGAGAAGGATTCCTTCTGCGAGATGCGAAGCCCGAGGTGGAGCCGGTGGAACTGGACCGTGGCGGGAGAGCCGAGCAAGAGGTAGTGGATGGGGTCCGAGGGGTGGTGGCTGAGGATTTGCGAGAGGTCGGCGAGGTGGTGGGGGAAGCAGGATTTGTAGTCCTTCGCCTTGGCCTCGAAGTCAGGACCGCAACGGGCCATGAGGGTGAGGTAGATCGTACACAAGGGGGATAGGTTGGCAAGGAGGATGTCCCGCAGGAGCAGGCCTGCCTTGCCACGGAAGGGCTCGTTGAACTGGTGGTCGTGCCAGTTCGGGGTGACACCGACGACGACGAGCACGGGGTTCCCCGGGCCCGGCAATCCCCACCTGGTGGTGGGGACGCCGGGGTTGCACGGGGCCAGTTCATGACGGGCACAGGCCCGGCAGTCGGGCCGGGCCGGGAAGAGGGGGAGGTTCATGGGTCGAGGATGGAGAAGGTGAGCCCGGCCTTGGAGAGGGCGTCGGATGCGACGCCGGCGTCGCCCTTGACCCAGATGTAGTGGGCTTCCCCGAGGGTCACGTCGATTCGCTGGGCGATCTCGGTGTGCAGGGAAAGGCGGAGCCGCTTGACTTCGGCACGCAGTCGTTCGATCTCTTCAGACATTGGGGTCCTCCGGGTAGGTCACGTCGTGGGGGCCCCATCCGCAGGCCTCGGCCACCTCCTCGGGGGAGGTGGAGATCTTGTCGTGCATGTCGAGGATGGCCTGCGCCTCGCAGTACATGCCACGGGTGAGGCGGAGTTCACGGCGGAGGGCGTCGCGTTCGAGTTTGACCTGGCGGAGTTCCTCCTCCAGCAGGTCGAGGTGCTTCTGTCGTTCGATGTCGTCGATGTCCATGGTCAGTCCTTTCAGTCGTTGAGGAAGAGGTCGCCCCACTTCTGGCGGGCGGCGTAGACCTGCACTTGGTACTCGTTGCCGTCGATGTGGGCGGCGGCGAGGCAGTACATGCGGCGGGCCGAGTCGCGGTCCCGCTTGAGTTCGTGGATCAGGTCTTGTGCGGCGAGGAGGGAACGGGAGAGGTCGGGGTTGCCGACCTGAGCCGCTGCCCTGCCGAGGGCGTGGATGATCTTCACGGTGTCATGGTCAGGCATTGAGGTAGTCCTTGAGCCAGTCGAACTGGGGGTCGGCGTGGAGTTCTTCGCGGACGGCGTCGTACTTGTCCTTCGGCCATGCGACCATGGGCTCGTCGTCCCGGACGCAGACATGAGGGACGTACCATCGGATGAGTTGCACGAGTTCGACGAGGGTGCGTCGGTTGTCGTCGTCGGCACGGGCGACGGCCTCGAACAGGTCGCTGCGGATCACGGCCGAGACGAAGCCACCAGGGGGGATGGCCTCGAACACCCAACGGGCGAGGGATCCGACGGTGCGGGGAGGGATGACGGAGAGCAGGGCTTGACGGTTGGACATGTGCTGCCTTTCAGTGGGGGTGGAAAGAGGGGGCGATCACACCGCCCCCGGTGATGGGTCAGTCGATGGTGAGGCGGACGTTCTTGAGTTCCTTGCCGAGGTAGTACGGCAGGTCCTCCTTGATCTTGTCGGAGATGGTGTCGGAGAGATCGGACTGGATGTTCTCCTTGATGGCGTCCTCCATGTGGTCGGTCGCATCGGACACGGCGTCCTTCACGGTGTCCTCGATGTCGAGTTCGTCGATGCGTGCATCGAGCCGCTCGGTGATCATCTCCGAGATGGTGTTCTCGATGAAGGGCATGAGGGCATCGGTCAGGCGTTCGATCTTGGTGCGGTACTCGTCACGCCGCTCGCGGATGGCGAGGACTTGGCCCCGGATGGTGCGGCCGATGCGGCCCATGTCCCCGTCGAGGGCGGACATGATGTTGAGCATGTCGTCGAGGGTCTTCATCGACAGGCTGGAGGCGGTGATCTCGACGCCGTTGACGGTGCCGAGGACGAGGGTCTGGGGGGTGGGGGTGGTGTGGTTGGTGTTGCTGTCGTTCATCGTTCTGCCTTGAGGAAAGAGATGGTGAGGTACACGATCAGGACTAGGTAGATGGTTACGGGGTTGATGATGGACCAGACGGACGGGGGTTCGCGATCACTCATCGAGGTCCTTCGCGTCCGTGTGGTTCTGCTCCACCTGGGAGAGGAGCCAGTCGCTGTGGTAGATGTCGTCGATGATGTGCTTGACGGGGATGCCGTCGAAGTCGTCGTTCTCTCGGGCTCCGTTGCGGATCATGGTGTGTTCGGTGAGGGGTTCCTCCTGTGAGTTGGTGAAGATGGAGAGGTCTTCGATGGCGAGGTCGTCGATCTCGAACTCGTCGGGGTCGGGTGGCTGCTCGTCGAGGTAGAGGCGAGCGGAGTGGTTGGGGATGGTGTGGAACCACACCCATCCGGTGAAGGCGAGGGTGTGCTTGTGCCACTGGAAGGAGTCGGTGGAGATGTGGAGTCGGCCTGTCATGAGGTGCGTCCGATGGTGAGGTGGAGGAGGCGGGTCTTGTCGGTGAGCCGGTAGCCGTGGGTGATGTAGTTCACTGCCCGGTCCTTGGTCCAGCAGGTGCGGCACTTCTCGGTACCGCACGAGGTGGAAGCGGTGGACTTGGGGCAGGTGAGCGCCCATTCGGACTCGGCATCGGAGGACATCGTGCCGGGCTGGAGCCGGTCGATGCAGGGCGGGGGCTCGTCGAACTTCTGGGCGGAGGGGCGGACCGATGTGTTGGGTTCCTCGGCGAGGACGGCGAGGGCCGGCATCCAGTTGGGGAAGGTCCAAGCACGGGTCGGGAACCAGAACTTGGTGTCGGGGCAACGGCGAACGGCGTCCGTCCATCGCCAGATCATGGAGAGGGAATGGAAGTCACCGCTGTCGTGGACACGGAAGAAGGGGAGGCGCTGGTCGTTGATGAAGTCGGTGATGAGTTTGAGGGCACGATCGGGGTCGGACTTGAGGAACTCGAAGCGGGCCCACTGGGCACGGGCAGTGGTGGCCCACAGGTAGTTGCCCTGCTGGGCATAGCAGGAGTTGCAGATGGAGTTGGGTTCACGGTTCTCCATGGGGCAGGAGCCGTGCTTGCCGGCGGGGATGGACCAGGACCAGCAGTCCATTGCCTTGGTCCAGGTGAGGAGGGAATGGGATCGCCCCTCCCAGTTGAACAACGGGGAACGCATCATGTGTTACTCCGCGAAAGTGGGACCCCCACTGAAAGGAACGTCCGATCAGTGGGGGCCCCTCACTCGAATGACGGGGATCAGAAGATGTCGAGGACGGGCTCGGGCTCGTCGTGCCGATCGTGGTCACCGATCACCACGCCGTCCAGCATGGACGAGAGGCGAGCGGTGCGACGCTGCGATTCCGAGGGCGAATCCGAACGCTTCTCCACCTCGGTGAAGGCGTTGAAGAGGGACCAGAGGTTGGTGCCCTTGAGGGCGGTGTGGCCGCCGGGCCCGTCCTCACGGGACCATTCCTTCCAGACATGGGGGAGGAGGCGTCCGTTGGTGGCGCCCTTGGTGAGGGCGGTCATGCAGATGTCGGCGGCACGCATCCGGGTCAGGTCCGGGTTGCTGTCGGAGGAGATCTCCGTGCCGTCGGGAAGGGTCATCCACTCACGGTTGGCCAGGTCGAAGTTCTTCCAGGCGCTGACCTGCTGCTCGGTGTCGCGGAAGTAGGACGGGAGTTCCGCGATCTTGTCCATGCAGATCTTCGGGAAGTCACGGACGATGTGGGAGGTGTGCTTCCGGGAGAACTTCATGATGGCGTCGTTCCCCCTGAACGCCAGGTTGTCGCACACGAAGACACGGGTGCCGAGCACCGCTTGGGCACTGAAGCGGTGGCGGTGGGAGTTGCGGAGGCCGAGGACATGGGCGAAGTCACCGTCGGGTCCGGTGTTGCCGAGGGTGAGGACACCGAAGAAGTCCTCCCCCTTCTGGCCGTTGAGCCCGTACTTCTGGTCGGTCACGGAGTAACCGCAGGTGTTGAGGGCGTAGAGGATCTGGTCGAGGAACCAAGCGTGGGAGATGGGGGTGTGGGTGGCGGTGGCGGACGGGGTGGGGACGAGGTTGATGTCGGAACGGGAGGCGGAGTAACCGCCGGCATGGAGAACGAGAGTCATTGCTGTCCTTGTGGTTCTGAAGGGTCGTCACTTGGAAACCAGACCCGCTGACCCTTCTTGGCTGCGGATATGGCGATGGCCTCGCACAGGGCACGAGGTCCGGATAGGAGGATTTCAAAGTCGAAGGTCGATTGCTTGTCCTCGATGACCTCGACCAGATAGAAGGCGTCGGGTGGCATGTCCTCGTCGTTGAGTTGTGCTGCCCGACTGGGTGAGAAGATCACGAAGTCTGATGGTTTGAACTTGGGGTACTGGGGCACGGCACCTCATGGTATACAGGTTTGTGGGTTTGTGAAGGGGTGAACGTCACCCTAGTCACGGAAGAGGCGGGTCCAGCATGGGGAGCAGACGCCGGAGATGAGGAGTTCCCGGTTGTCGGGGTCGAGGAGGGGGAAGGCGGACTGCATGGTCGAGCCCTTGCGGAGGCTGGTCATGCCGTCCTCCCAGTCGGAGGCGGGGATCTTGAAGCCCCGCTTCTTCTTGCATTCGGGGCAGGGGGTCTCGACGAGGAGGGTCGAGGGGTCGGAGGTGAGGGATACGGTGATGCGGGAGTTCATGGTGGGCTCCAATGAAAGCCCCCTCCCCCGAGGGCGGGGAGGGGGCGAGAGAGAGTGGCCGGTGTCAGGGGGTGCAAATCTTCTTCATGATGTCGGCGAACTCGGCGTCCCGGGTGTACTTGGGGACGATGCAGGCCGGCGGCTCGTTGCCGGTCCGGGAGCGGTAGTCGTTCCGCTCGTTCTCCGAAGCGTAGTGTCGGAGGAACTCCTGCTCCATCTCGGGGTGCATCGGGTTGGTGAGGTCGATGTACTCCCAGACCCCGGGGTCGGGGGCGACATCGGGAACGAGGTCGTCGATGGAGGCGGAGATCCGCCGGTACAGTTCCCGGGGTTCGAGGTGGTCGGTGTGGATGAACTGCACGTTCCACACGGTGAGGAGGCAGAGGCGGACCTTGTTGGCGATCATTTCACACTGGAAGTCGGCGATCAGGTCCTCGTTGGGGAGTTCGATGCCGCACATCGACAACTGGGCCCGGTTCGTGGTGCGGGGGGCCATGAACATGTCGTACTCCATCCGGGCGATCACGGGATCGGGGCAGCCCTTCTCCATCATGGTCTTGATGGCGGTCTTCTGCCGCTGGTTGCACACGGTGAAGTGGGCGGTCGGGATCTTGAACTGGGTGGTCATTGCTGTCTCTCGTGCCGGGTTTGGGTTGGGGTCTGACCAGTACCGGCGGGTTGGTCGGACATGAGAAAACCCCCTGCCACCAGTGAAGGTGGGCAGGGGGGAGAAAGGGGTGGTCGGGTTCAGCGGAGGCCCGCTTCGATGTCCTTGCCGTGCTTCTTGCCGAGGGCGTAGCCCTGGGATTCGGCTTCGAGGATAGCGACGAGGATCAGGGCCGCCAAGGTGGCGTCGATCGAGAGGGCTCGTTCGATGGCCCGCTTTCCGGCATCACTGACGATGATGCCGTTGACGGTGGCCGGCTTGGGGGTTTCGGTGGAGGTTTCGATATTGGTCCATTGCATTGCGGTGTCTCCGGGGTGAGGATGGGGGGAAGGGGAGGGGGACACGGCGTCCCACCTCCCACTCTGCGCAAAAAGAAAGGGCAGGGGGTGTTAGCCCCTGCCCATCGGGTCAGCCGGAGTCAGAAGGGGACCCCGTCGTCCCCATTGTCGTCGTCGTCGTCGTCATCGGGACCGGCGGTCTTCGAGGGGCGGACGGAGATCTTGTTGACCTTCTTGCCGTCCTCCCAGCCAGAGAAGACGCTGATCCAGTGCTCGACACCGCCGATATCGACCGGGCCGTCGATGAGGAACTCGCCGCTGATCGTGTACTTCTTGCCCTTGCGGGTCTTCTTGAGGGTCGGAGCGCCCACCAGCATCTTCATGCTGAGGGTGTAAGCGTTGCCGACGGAGTTCACGCCGACGGTGATCGAGCCCTCCTTGGAGGACTTGACAGTGGGCGCATCAACGAGCGCCATCTTGGGGGCGGACTTCTTGCTGGACTTCGTAGCCATGTGATACCTCTCTCGGAACAGAACGGGAAGAACCGCAACGGCTGCGGCTCACGACCTCCCCGCTGCTGAAAGAAAGGTCCACCGAGGTTATCGCCGTAAGTGCCGGCCGTTCCGGGGCTTATGGCCGGGCCCGGGCCGCTGGCCGCCGCATAGTCGCCGCCCCGCCGCGTCCGATAACTGGTAATCCGCAGCCGTCCCACGGGCACGCCACGCCGCGACACCGCCCCAAGCCCCCCGGCCGCCCTCTCCGTTCGGGGGGGAAAGCCTCTTTTTGTCTGGCAATTTTTCCTCCTGCCAGGTCCCTGACACCAACTGCCAACCCAGCGTCAGCACCTCCTACCCCGTTCACGGCCCCGAGAACCCCGTTTCCCCCTCCCCTTTTCTCTCTCCTGACATACTGACAGGTAAAAAGAAGAAGTAGGGGAGAGAGATATAAGGGAGAATAGTTCACGCCAATACCTGTCAGTCTGGTCATAGGTCATCGTCCTGGTCCTTCTTCAGCGAAAGACCCGCGATCCCCCGCGTACCGTCGCTACCTTTCCTGATCTTGCTGAGATCCCAACTGCTCTCCTCGGTCAACTTCGTGACCAGCTGGTTGTCCGCCACGTGCAGCTTCACGTTATTGGACCGGCACCAGTCCTTCCACTCCCGCCGCACGAGCTCGTTGGCCACGAACCCGTTCCGGTTCCTCACGAACCGGGCCTCCAGGAAGTAGTCGAACGGGTTGTTCTTGAGGTGGTAGCTCTTGACCACGGCCTCGCTGGTCTCGGGCTGCACGAACTTCTCCCCGTCCTGGGCCGCCTCCAACGCGATCGCCCCCCTCAACGCCCAGGCCGCGATCCCCGGCAGCTCCCCCTTCAGCACGTCCATCAGGTCGTGCTGCTCCTTGCCCTCGAAGCTCCTCACGAACGGCAGCACCAGCATCTTGCCGCTCAGCCCCCGGCCCTTGTTCGGCAGCTGAGGGATCTCGTTCGCCTGGACCCACGGGGCCGCACTCACCACCACGTTCCGCATCTGCCGCTTGTACTTCGCGTTGATGCTGATCGGATCCCGCCCAAGCACGTTCTTCAGCACCCGGACCGCCACCTCCCCCTCCCTGGAATCCAGCTCACTGACCTCGGAGATGCACAGCACCCTGGCGAACTCCAGCCCATCCAACCCGAAGCTGCTCGCGATCTCATCCAGGCTGGTGCCCACGAACCCGGTCCCACCCACGAGCCACCGCATCACGGTGCTGATCGTCCCCTTGCCGGCACGGATCTTCCCATGAAACAACATCCACTTCGCATACCGGCGGTGGCTCATCATCGAGTAGCCCATCCACCGCTGCAACAGCTCTTTCCAGAGCGTATCGCCGCCTGACCACTCCTCCAGGCACTTCATCCACCTGGGACACTCAGCCCCCTCGTCCAGATCCACGTCCACGACGCACGGATCGAACCACTCGGGTCCCCGCGGGACACTCACCACCTTGCCCTCCGCGGCCGACCTCCTCACATCCACGATCACGTCCCTGAACGCCACGGAACAGTGGGGGTCCAACAGGCGGTCATCGCAATCGGACCTCAGCCACTGGGGCACCTCCGTCCTGGCGACCCGGCACAATGCCTCCAGTGCCCGGACGATCCCGTTGACCTTGTGCTCATTGGGCCCGTACCTGGTCACGACCAACCCGTTCTGGTCGTCGCTCACGTGCAGGTCCTCGGTCCACCGCCACACCGCGTCCTCCAGCCACTGCCGGTCCCGCTGGACCCACTTGCCCCCGTACCACTCGAAGAGCCGGCCCTGCACCTCCTTGAGGCCGCAGCCGTCCTCGAAGCACACCTTCAGCATCGCCCTCGCCACCTTCATCGGCTCCACAGTTCGGAGCGGGTTTTGTTGAGTGCCCAGTACCATCCGATTATCCTCCTATCAGGAGACCACATGCCCCAGTTCAATTCACCGCAGAGATGGCAGCCACAGGGTGCGGATCCCCTGAGCTGGTTCCTTGACCCTCAAGGAATCGACTTCTCCAACCCCAACGCCTTCATGCCCAACCTGGGCCCGCGCCAGGCACCTCCATCCAGTGGGGGTCCCAAGAAGGAGAAGAAGCCCAAGAAACTCTCGGACCAGGTTCCTCCTGGGTTGTCCACCAGCTCGACCTCGCCGACGGCTCCCGCTCCTGCCCCAGCTGCTGCCCCGGCTACGAGTGCGGTGGACCCCAAGACCGGAAAGCCGGTCTTGGACGATCAACCCATGAACCCCGAACGTGCGAGGTTCATCGCCAGCCTGGAGCCTCACAAGCAAGCCCGCATCCAGGCTGCCAACAACCCCCTCTCGCTCAAGAGGGCTGCCCAGTGGGAAGCCAACCAGATCGCCGGCTATGACGCCCGGGAAAGCTTGAATGCAAGAAAGGCTCGTCAAAGGGACGCCCTCATAAGGCAGATTGAGCAGAAGAAGACACAGCGCGAACAGGCCCGTCAATACCGGGCCAACCTGGCTACGGAGCTGGAAGCAAGCCGTCAGTACGGCGAGCAGAACCCGGCCCAGCCCACCGGCCCTTCACCGGAAGAGCAGATGGCTGCGAACCGTGCCGCCGTCAAGGCCGACAACGACTACATCGTCAAGATGAACAAGGACTACCTCGCGGCATTGAGCGCTGAGGAGGCTGCTTCACGTGCTTATGGGGAGGCGAATCCTGCGAAACCCCTGAACGGCGGGATGACTGCTTCTGAGGAGCTTGCCAAGACGAGGGCCGACTACGACGCTGAGGCTGCTGCGGCTAAGCGGATTCGTGACGATGCGATTCTTGAGCGAGTGAAGAAGCGGTTCGCAGGTGGGACCGAGCGTGAACGAATCGAGATGGATCGAGCCGCTGCGGCTCAAATGATCTCGGAGCGTGACAACCCGGCTCCCAAATCATACCCGCCATCATCAGGGGATGTCAACGGCACGTACATGCCGGTTCCGCCGCCTCAACCTCCCCAAAAGGCTTTCACGCCTGCATTCCCTGACAAGCCCCCGCCGGCCTACGCCCCCTCCAAGATGGGGGCAGGTGAAGGCGGAATGCCTGGGCCTCTTGATTCCTTGGTCTCTCCTTCCGGCGTTCCGGAGATTCCTTCTTACCGTCCTTCTCCTCCCCCGCTTCCCTCCCCACAGCCAAGTGCCCTTTCCAGGATGATGTCATCGACGACCACTGGTCGTCTTGCGGATCTCGCTGCGAGTTCTTCTGCGGTGACCAATCCGTTGAATGCAAGGGGTGTTCCCCAGGAACCATCCGGTTTCACCCTTCCTCCCCGGGCTCCGGTCCCATTCACCCCCGTTGAGGTGGACGCCGAAGCAGAGCGAATGAGGATGGATGATCTTCGTCGGCAAGCTGGATTGACTTCGGTCTCCGGACCCCGTGCCACGCCCCGCGTTTCGGCCCACATGAACAAGGTGGTCCAACAGTCGGAGCCGCTTCGTAACGTGGTCCTTGATTCCGGCGACACTTTGCAACAGGACGCAGAGACCAAAAGGATTTATGCGGAGATCGACCATGCCAACTACATGAACAAGGTCGTCCCCGTTGACATGGGCGGGGGACGGGTGGACATGATGCCCAGGGCGGCAGCCCTTGAAGCCGTCGGGGATGGGTCAAGGATGCCGATGAGCTTCTATGATCGACCGGGAAATGTGCGTAGCCCTGCTGAAGAGGCCATGGCCCAAGGCGATTACAAGACTGCCCTACTTCTCGGCCTCATTCCGTTTGTCGGGTTTGACCCGATGGCTCCACAAGGTCCTGGAGGCCAAGTGAATCCGTTCGAGGCGGCCGGGGCCGTTCCGGCTGTCGGGCCTGCTGCACGGACTGGGCGTGCCATTGGTGCCGGGGCTGAAGAAGCCGCAAGGGCAGCATCAGGTCCTGCTGGACGATTCGCGGCTTCCGAAGGAACCGGAGTCGTGGCGGACGCCATCCGCACTCGTGGGGCCATGGCCGGAGAGATGGCTTCCGGTCCGGTAGGAAGGTTCGCTGCTTCCGAAGGAACAGGTGTCGCGGCCGATGCCATCCGCACCCGGGGCGCCGTTGCCGGCGAGCTTGCCAATGAGGCCGCAAGAGGCCTCAACGTGAACAGGGCTGCTGCTGAGCGGGCAGCATCTGCCGCTGCGGCAAACCCGGCCAACGCTTCCCGGACGCTTCGGTCAACGGCTGTCGAAAACGCAGAAGCAGCACTTCAGACCAGGGCTCAAATTGATGCGGCGGCAAGGGCCGAAAGGATGGCCGCCAGGGACGCCGACCAGGCCCTTTCCAAACTGGCTGAACCTGATGTCCCGAACGTCGATCTCCGTACCCCCAGGGCTGATCGTTTCGCGCGTCTTTCCCCGGAAGAAAAGGCGACTGAACTGATGAAGACCTACGACCGGGCATGGCAGTCGGTGTCCGCCGGTCGAATCACCAACGAACAGTTCAACGAGATGGTCGCCAACACCCTCAAGGGAGAGAACGGAGAGCTGTTCCGCAAGGCCCTTGATGCCAAGTACCCTGGAGCTTCAAGCAGGATTCTGGGGGACTCAGCTCCAAACCCTCGGTAAGGGCTGGGGGAACACCCCAGCCCACCCCGACCAAACCAGAGGTGTTGCCGGAGATCAAGGCTCCGGAACGATTTAGGGTCTCTGCTGAAGAGGGCCAAGGGTTGTTGCCATTCGCTGAACGGTCAACCGCCCCGGCCGGAGCCAAGAATCCCAATGTCACCAGGGAGTTCAAGCTTTCCGACGATGGTCCCAACTTCCAGGAAGTGACAGATCCCCAGACAGGATCTACCGGATCCTTTACGGTGTATGAAGCCGCAGGGGAACCTGCTCGACCGATCGTGTTCGTCAACGTGAACGGGGACACCATTCCTTTCTACCGAAGTTCCTCGGGCACATCGGGAAAGACAGCTGGATCCTGGTATCCCGTGGCTGGCTTTGACGAGGGTGGTTGGTTGGTGAAGGGGAACGTGAGAGCCAACAATCCAAAGGCCAATCCCTTGTGGAGCGTGGATGAGGGGTACAACAATCCCTCCATCAGAAAGACGATGGAGTATCTCAACAACCGATACCCTGGCACTTCGTCCGTAGATGACACCCTCAAGGCTTTGGAACGAGACTTTGGTCCTTCTGCAAAGCGTGAAGGGGTGGCTGCCCCCCGCTACAAGGGCAACTTGCCGGCTGCCCTTACACCCTTGGAAAACGCGGAATCAATGGTTCTCGTAAACAGGGCCGCTCTTGGACGACCAATTGCCCCTTCCACAGGGGGGTTGACCGGCTTCAGCAAGAACAACCCGATTGATTTGAAGCGTCAAATCGGAGACCTGATGCACGGTTCTCTGCCTCCAGCCGGGGGTAGAACCACCGACGAACTTCTTGGGGAGCTGCTCTTTTGAGTCGCAAGAGGAAAGGGATGTCGTTCAGCCTGGGCGGTGGACTCCGGTGGGTCCACGAGTCCAGGTTCTGCGAGGAGATGCAGCTGACGCCGGCGTCGTTCCGGAAGCTCTGCCGCAACCTCGGAGTGCCCATCCTCCACATCCACGAGGACTGCCTCGTGAACCTCCACATGTTCCGGATCGGACTCTGGGCCGCCTGCCGGTTCGGGCAGCCTGACTTCCTGGTGCCCGGCTGCTCCAAGATCCGGAAGGGCCGCAAGAAGAACGAGGCGGTCCGGGTCCCCAAGGAGTACATCGAGCAGAATCTCCCGATGCTAGTTGAGGAGGTCTGCAAGGCCCGCGTGATGGACGGCGTGGAACTGGAGCAACGTACAATCGAGGAATCCCGCGACGCCGCCCGCCGGATGCTCAACCTCCTCAACCCAAGGACCTGACATGCCGTTCAAGTCGAAAGCCCAGCAGAAGTACATGTTCGCGAAGATGCCCAAGACCGCGAAGCGGTGGGCCAAGGAAACGCCGAACATGAAGTCGCTCCCCAAGCGGGCCCCCAAGAAGCGGAGCAAGTGATGGCTGCAAAGAAGGGACTCCTCTACAACATCAACCGTCGCAAGGCGGCAGGCACTTCGCGTCCCAAGTCGAAGTCCACGGTCAGCGCCAAGTCGTGGAAGCAGATGAAGTCGAACTGGGGGCGAGGTCGCTGATGGCGGGGAAGAAGCGGTTCAACTTCAAGGCGAAGCACAAGAACCCGGAGGGCGGGCTCAGCGAGGCCGGCCGTCAGGCGTACAACCGTGCCACCGGGGGAAACCTCAAGGCGCCGCAGCCCGAGGGAGGGCCGCGTCGCCGGAGCTTCTGTGCCCGGATGAAGGGGATGAAGAAGCGCCTCACTTCCGCCAAGACCGCGAACGATCCGAACTCCCGCATCAACAAGAGCCTCCGGGCCTGGAACTGCTGACATGGACATGCCCCCACTGAAATCGAAGCCCCGCAAGCCGTCCAAGTACGACCCCAAGAAGTGCCCCGAGTGCGGCGGCAAGCTGGACAAGGAGGGGGAGTGCGAGGAGTGCGACTACGGCTGCGAGGAATGCGAGGAGTCCAAGAAGGTGGAGATCCGGATCTCCCTCCTCCTTCCGGACTGACGTTACACTCCGCCCAACCTGTACCCGGCTCGTGGCCGGTACTCCACAAAGGAACTCCCATGAAGAAGAAGACCATGAAGGCCGGGATGAACCCGTTCGCCAAGAAGGCCGGCGCCAAGCCCATGCCGAAGTTCGGCAAGGCGATGCCGAAGGCCAAGAAGAAGGCGTACTGATCCGTGAACGAGGAGGGACCCCGTGACGTGATCGGCGACGAGTCCGGCCTTCAGGGCGCGGCCAAGGAAGCCAACCGTCGCGGGGTCCCCGTCCCGTACCGAGGGGAGGGGTTGGGCGGGCTCTTCAAGTCCGGGACCCAGCTGTCCGCTCGTGCGAACCCTGAACTCCTCCAGGAGAAGCTTCTCGACATCACGGGCCAGTTCCCGTTCGAGGAGTTCGGGATCGGACGAGCCCCCATCCAGGGCGTGAACGTCCGTCGTGACCTTCCGGCCCTGGCTTCCTACTTCGACATCAACGTCATGGACGACCCCAAGGCGACCGAGTCGCTGCGCAAGGAAGTCCAGAAGTACCTTCAGCCCGGTAAATACTCGATCACCGAGCCGGAGTGGCGTTCGGCCGCAAAGGCCATACGTCCCTATCTCGGAAACCTCGGCCTGGTCATGAACGTCGGTGTCTCCAAGGGCCCGCGTCTGCACCGGGTCAACATGCGTGACGCCATCGTCACCGCCCTGTGGCTCGAAGGTCTTGCCACCTCGCCGCAAGCCGCAGAGTTCTCCGATGTCCGCAACCGGAACGCCCAGCTCCGCACTCTCGGCAAGCTCTCCGTGGCGGGACAGAAGCGGTTGGGCGGGGTGGCGTTCGGTGCCACCAGCCGGGAACTCGCCGAGGCCTACCCGATCGTCTCCGAGATCCTGGCTCCCTCGATCGGACTTCGGGCCAGCCCGGGAAAGCTGCTTGAGCCCAACATCATGGGCAGCGGCGTGTTCCGTCCCATGCAGGAAGTGATCCGCAAGGACGTTCGTGCCCGTCTCCAGAGCGAGACCGGAATGTCTGCTCAGCAGGTCTCCTTCCTCCGCAAGAACCCCGAGGAGACTTTCCGAAGGGTCGTCGAAGGCCTGAAGAACAACATGGCCCCCCGGGACTTCGGGATCCTCGTCTCCGAACTCCAGGCCCAAGGCATCACCAAGATGCCTGTTGAACAGCGTCTTCAGGCGACCCTTTCCTCGTTGCCAGCCATGATCCGCAATCCGGACTTCGAGTTCAGCCGGAACTACGAAGGGTTGGGTGAATCCATCATGGAGACCTTGGCTCCTTCGGCCCCGGGCAAGGCACCGAAGACTCCCTCCCCGACGCGGTTCTCCCGTGAGCATGTCACGTTCCGCGAGGGAGAGACGATGCTTCCGCAGTCGAAGGAGGGCATGAAGATCCTCCGACAGGAAGCCAAGCGGATGGGGGGACGGGTCAACCCGTCCATCGCAAAGGGTCTGGGGCCGGCTCCGTTCATCCTGGCCCTGGCCGCCGTCATCAGCTCCGGACTGGTCGCCCTCGGCGGATCCCAGGAGGAGGCGGCGTGAGGAAGGAGAAGGAGACGATCTCCGACGGCGAGGAGACGATCCGGGCGATGTTCTCGATCGACGGGGCCGCTGCCGCCATCCAGCGTTCCGGGTTCGACATCGAGGAGGAGATCACGACCTACATCGACATCGCCCGCAACTCCCTGGAAGACAACACCAGGCTTGCCGCCCTGCACAGGTTGAACAAGCGTATACGGGAAGTGGCGGAAGTGAATGGCATGATCTCGACCGGATCGGTTAGGATGGTCTCCCATGAGCAAGACGGCACACGAATCGAGCAGGTCAGGTCCGAGTCCCGCATCCTCTCCCAAGTCCGCGGCCTCAATCCCCCCGGCCAGTCCCGCATCTCCGCCCGCGTCCTCCCACCTGCATCCGGTGGTGGCGACGGTCAACACCGTCCTGTCGGGCCGGCTGCGTGAGGAGGACCTGGCCTCCTGGGGTGCCTACTCCCTGGAGGACATGGGCATCCTTGAGGTGGACCGGGTGATCGGCACGTCCGCCGAGTTCGGCGCCGCCATCCGTCGTGAGCTCCTGGCCGGCGGTTCCGGCCTGAGCCAACACTGGACTTCCGTGGCCACCCGCCTGATGGCGGTCAGCCCGGCGATGTCCAACCCCACCTCCATGATCGCGGTCCTCTGCCAGATGGCCGCAGTCCGCCTCTTCATCGAGGACCGCATCCATGCCCGTCCCTGACATCGAGAAGCGGCTGGAGGAGATGCGGGAGTATTACCCGTCCGAGGATCACACGATCATCGACGAGGCGATCGAGACCATCAAGGATCTCCGCCAGCAGGTCCGCCGCGTCAACTACGGGCAGCGTCTGCGGGAAGCCATCTCCGAGATGAACCCGGACGCCCTGTTCGTGGACAACATGGACGACGCCCTGATCGGCTACGCAGTCCAGTGGGGGTCCCCTCCGCTGGCCGTGTACGACGCCGACCGCTGCATCGAGGTCCTCTCGGAGGACATGGGCCTTGAGGAGGCCCACGAGTTCTTCCTGCACAACATCGAGTGTGCGTACCTGGGCAGCGGGACCCCGATGTTCCTGTACCGCCCGGAAACCGAATGACCGTCAAGAGGATCGAGACCCGTGCGGAAGGCAACCCCAACTACCCGTTGCCGGCCGACTATGACACGCTCACCGACGACGGTCAGCGTCAGGCTCGCGTCAACGCATGCCGGCAGTGGCTCTTGCTCGACGAGAATCCAGTCACCCGCGGCGACAACCTGGTCGCTTCGGTATGGTGGTTTGATCGCTACTACCTCTGGCCCGATGAAGATGCGGACATCAATCCGCTCTTCTACGACGACACGCCCCTGGAGACCCCTGAGTTCCACTGGGTGCTCCTACGCCAGTGGGCCTCGTACCGCATGACCGCCGCGGTGGCCCCCCGAGGCTCCGCCAAGTCGTACCTCAACTGCAAGGACATGCTGCTCCGCCTCGTCACGAGGCCGGCCTACTCGTTCGTGTACGCGACCTCCACGCACCCGAACGCCCGCGAGGTGGGCGAGCGGATCAAGCGGCAACTGATCCATAACCAACGCCTGAACGACGATTTCGCCCCGGAGTTTGAGGGCGGCCGGATCATCCCCCGTCGCGGCGAGGGCTCCTTCTCCACGGAGCACATGATCCTCAACAACGGCTCGTGGCTCCGCCTCCTGAGCGCCTCCTCGAAGCAGCGAGGTGGCCGTCCCCGCCGCTACCGTCTCGACGACCCCGAGTACGACCCGAAGGCCTCGACCCCGATGTCGGTGCTGCGGGCGTACATGTCCGAGCTCCTCTTCAAGATCGTGATCCCCATGGTCACCCGCCCGGACACGGGCGTGGATTGGGTGGGCACGTTCGTCTCGAAGCGTCACTACCTCTGGCACGCGATGCAGCTGGAGGAAACTCCCGAGGGCGCCCGCGCGAAGGACCCCCGTTTCAACCGGTGGTCCCGCCTCGTGATCCCCGCCGCCATCGAGGAGGACGGTGTCCTCTCGTCCTGCTGGCCGGACATGTGGCCGACCACCCGTGAGGAACGCCTTTCGTTGGCGGTCACCCGCCCCCGCTTCAAGGAAGCCCTCTCCCTGGAGGAGATCCGGGAGTCCATCGGTTCCGCCAACTTCAACTCCGAGTATCTCGCCAACCCCGGCGACGGGGACTCCGCGTTCTTTGGCGAGCTCGACGACCGGCACGCCTGGTGGTTCGAGGAGATCGACGACCGGATCGACCGTCCCCTCAACTCGACCGCCTACATCTGCTGGGACGAGCGTCGGGGTGACGTGACCGAGCGGAAGAAGATGCCGATCAAGGACTTCCTCCAGTCCTACTGCCGCACCTTCATGACCGCCGACACCTCACACACCTCGGGCAGCGACTCCGACTACAAGGTGTGCTGCCTGATGGCGGTGACCCCCCAGAACGACCTGTTCGTCCTGGACCTCTGGGCCCGGCAGGGGCAGGAGTCCGAGCTGGTGCGGGCCGTCTTCGACATGGCGGACCGCTGGAGGTGCCCCACCGTCCACCCGGAGGTGATCCGCCAGGGCGTCTCCCTCTTCAACGCCCTGACCTCCATCGTCTCCACCCGTGCGAACGACATGGCCGGCACCGCCCACCTGCCCAAGATCGTCAAGCTCAACCCCGGCATGACGGAGAAGCAGGACAAGATCGCCGGCCTCCAGTTCCGCTTCGAGCACGGGAAGATCAAGCTCCCCCTCTGGCGTCGCGACCAGCTTCCCTGGCGGCACCTCTTCGACCAGATCGAGTCCTTCAACCCCGAGGCCCCTGACGGCGGCCTCGAAAAGGACGACTGCCTGGACGCGGTCGCCATGAGCCAATTCGTCCTCCGGGGCCGCCTCTCCAAGGTCCCGGGTGCAGACCACGACAAGACCCTGTTCGAGCGGCTGCGGGACGGTGACTACTACGAGAACGGCCACCACATCGGCGAAGGCCTCGACCTCTCCCAGCTGAACGCCCACCAGATCAACGAGATCCTCGATGCAAGAACCGCTGACCCAAGACCGACCGGCCGGTCCAAGATCTGAGAACCGGATACCCCTCCCCGTCTTCGAGGCGATGGCCCGGTGGTACTTCGGGGGGTCCGCTACCCCTGAACCCCCACTGAATCGCGGGGCGGATCAGGTGGTCACTCTGACTGATTCTTGGCTAGGGATCCTCTGCCTGGCCTACTACGGGAACGGTTCA